GCTGCCCCATGCAATGATTTGCCGTTGTGGCATGGCAAGAAACATGCCTTCGTTAACGGTTGGGGCCTCCGGTATTACGGTCGCAAGATCGTTGCCAGCAGTGGGAGACCATTGATATATGGCCCCGTCCAATGGGCAAGACAGAAGCACTTCACCCCAATTGTCTAACGTCCAATCAACCGCATTTATAGGTGTTCCGGTTGGGAAAGTTGGAGTTGTGCCGGAAATAGTTCCGCCATACCCAGAGGTTGGGCTTCCAGTACCGCCATATCCGCGAATGCCGTAACCATACCCGGCAATCGTAGGAGTCTGCCCTTTGCTGTAGACGTAGTAGGCATATCCGCCATTTTCATATCCAGAAGTTGTTGATGTTGCTATTGTTTTTTCTTGTATGACAAATTGATAGGAAACTTCTCGCGTGGCGGTGCTATTACTAGCCAGTAGCTTCTGTATAACTATGTAGTTGCCAAAAATCGTAAACCCATCAACAACCGTACTAATCAAAACTGGAAACAGGTCTCCAGCTTCATACCTGTGGTCGTTAAGCGTTACCGTTATGCTGTTAGAATCTAAAACCGTGTTGAATTTTGGGACGCTGGTGACAGTGTTTACTGTAGCTAGACCGCTTAGTGATGCTGTCAGGACGCTAGCAAAAGAAACCTCTCCCGCTATAGATGCGGTAACGGTCCATGTTCCATTGTACCCCGCTGCCCCACCTGTCATTCCGCTTACGAGAACTTGTGAGCCAACAGCAAAAATATATGTACTGTCATAGGTTATAGTTGCTGTCGTCCCATTGCCGACTACATCGGAGGCGAGCGCAGGGAGAGGTGCTAGATCGGGATTACCCGCAACATTCAACGCATAGATGTTGTAGGAATCAGGGTCATTGCCGGGGTTGTAGCACTGATACTGCCCGAACAAGATAATGCCACCAACGCTTATTTGCGTTTTAATGTTAACGACATCATTGCTGGATATGCCGCGGCCTGTATCATTCATAACAACCAGATTGCTACCAAAGGTAGTGGCAGGGCCTTCTGGCGGTACAAGACTTCCATTGTTAACAATTAGTTGTCTTGGCGTTATATCGTCTATGGTGCTATCGACAACTGAAATGACTTGCAGGGCTTTTCCGCCGCCGCCAGCAATTCCGTCCGCGCCAATGCCCAAATAAGATTCGTTGCTAGTATCTTGCCATGCCCATAGAGCACGAACGATAGAACCCATCGTGGAGCCAAAATACTTTGTCCAACCCCCCAGCTTTTGAACAAGCCCGCCCAACGTCCTGTCAGGGATGAACCTGATAAGCTGGCTTTCAGAGATAGCCGCTTCATTGAGCGCAAGTGTCTTGTTCTGATCGACGCCGGGGATGAGTTTGAGCGAACTATGTGGCATGGCTTACCCCCGTGTCGGGGTGGCGGTGGTGGACTGAGACTGCGAAGACCAAGCAGAAGCTTCAAACTTCTTGCGGTTCTCTTCAGACATCGCGCCCTTCAGAAGGGTCTGGTACTGAGCCTCATAGGTGACTGCCATTTGCGGGTCATCACTGGCTCGTCCAAAGTTGCGCTGATACGCGCTGATGTAGACCATCGAAGCCATAATCATAACATCTGGCAGATTTTGGCTGATGAAGGTAGTTGTGTTTGAAGACGACAGGCTCGCAGGGCGATAAGTGCCAACCAATTCAATGGTGTAGCTTTGATCAGGGTACGGGCCAACCAAGAAAGTGTAATTGTCAAACGGCACCCAATACTGGGGGACGCCGCGATTTGCTACAGCCCCTGACCCGTAAGTGGCATCCAAAAACTCCTTTGTCGTCGGGAGCAATGGAACCCGGTCTGCCGTGTCGGCACTAGTAGATGTCTTATTTCCGGTGATGCTGGTGGATGCAACAGTCTGCGATGTGCCAACGGTGTATGTGCCAACGCCACCAGTTCCTGTCCCGAGCGATACCACCGTCGTTCCGGGAGTAATGCCAAGCCCAGAAATCACCATTGCAGTGACAATGGTTCCAGAATTCACAGCAGTAACCGTCAGAGTTGTGCCAGATATGTAGCCGGTAAAGATAGCCGTCAGAACCAAGACGTTAATCTGTTCGGGGACCACTAACGTGCCACTGGGGAATGTATCTGCATTGACGTTGATTGACCGACTGCCAGCCGTCATGCTGTAGGATGTTGTCGCTGACGATGTGAAAAGGAAGTCAAGATCACGATACATCCGGTTTTCGGCATATGTGATCATTTGCGGCAGAATTATTTGGAAAGCAGGGTCCGACGAAGGAACGACCGCCATCGTGGCTATCTGTTCGACATACTGCGAGTAAGTAAGGCCGGTGGTCATGTCTGAAACTCCAAGACGCTGCGACTATACCACTGCCAAATCATTTACGCCATACTGGTCGCCTTTTCCTTAACCTCTGCAACACGGATGCTCCAGCCTTTGCCATACGTGCCAAAAGTGGGGAGGCGCTGAAGGAACTCAAGCCGCATTCCGCAGAGAGCATCAACCATTTCTTGCGGGTCGCAGGCCGCAATGGCTTCCATAGATTTGGGGCCAATGGCTCCATCTACCACCACACCGGCAATCTCTTGAAGGTATTTTGCCGCCCGGCCCACGCCGGAATTTACTGCCAAGTCATAGGCGGCATAGTCCACGCCAGCCGGAAGCTGATCGCCTTTGAGCTTGTCCCAATACATCGCCTTATAGAACGGCTTGATAACTTCGCGTGTCAGGCCGCGAATTTCCGCCTCAGTCACGCTGCGGTTGAGGTAGGATTCCCACGCCCGCTGGGTCACGCCCATGTTGGTGCGCCCGCCCGGATCGCGCGGATCGTTGACGTAGCCGCCCTCATGGACCAAAACCATGTTGAAGCTTTTGTCCCAATTCTCTTTCATGTCACTTGTCCTTTGCTGCCAGAAGGTCGTTCTTCGCCTTAGAGCCAGCGGAAGAGCCGTAATAGAAGTTCACAACGCCCGTCCATGCTGTGCCAAGAGCCCCAAGCATCATAAGCAAAGCTTCAGTTCCCGTCTGCGGCATACCCATCACCAGCATCCAGACCAAAATGCCAAAGAACCCAACTGTGATGACAATCGCCAGAAGCTTGGGCACCCAATCTTTGGTTTCGCGCTGCATCTGCCGGGCACTGTCACGATCCCCTGCGGCAATCCGCTCAAGATCAATGTCTAACTCTTTCATGTGCGATTTGAACTCGGCGTCGATCTTCTTCAGGGCCACAAGTTGGTCTGGGGACGCAGATGTCATTGCCGCCTTTACATCATCCTCAGAGCCGTTTTCGTGGCCCAGCAGGACAGCAGACAGCGTCTTGACAGCAATACCGGCCAATGGACCGCCCAGCGCAGTGGCGATAGTGGGGGCAATTTGACCAAGCAAAGGCCCAAACTGATCAAGAAGGCTCATTTGTCTTTCTCCAACAGCGTAATGCGCTTGTCTAACGCTGCGACCAATTGGGCCACATCAAAGCGTATGGCGGCACGGGCCATAGCTGCGTCAGTATTCATGTCCATGCGAGATTTCTCTATGGCAGACATCGAACGCTCGCGATCAAGCGTCATGGCTGCACGGGCAAGCGCCGCCTCCCGCTCGACCTTTTCAATTTTGTCGCTCAGGGCTTCCCTGATCTGCGCCATGTCAATGGTCGTTCCCTGCGGCGGGATCGCCTTATTGTCAGCGTTCACCACAACGGCAATCTTGGATTTGATTTGGATGATTTCATTGTTGGCATTGGAAAGGGCGCTCATCAAATAGACGACGCAAGAGAACAAGATTGGAATGCCAGCGAAAGTGATCTTCTCGACCAGCGCGCCTTTGCTGGCGCTTGCAGCCATTTCAAGAGCAATCTTTTCCTGCTTCTCTTCAGTTGTGCTCATTTGTCAGCCTTCCCGTCTAACTTGTCATAGATGCGCTGGAACATCGTTTCTATGTGATCCATCCGCTTGTCGAGATCGTCTTTTCGAACGTAGTTTACCGGCAAATCAATTTGAACTTTGTGCAAATCGTCTTTCAGCGTTTGGACTGCTTCCCATAGCATTCGAAAGAACCAACCGGATACCGCTAGAATGGCCCCAAAGACCATATTGATCGTTGATTGATCCACGGGGCCAAACCTCATCACTCTGCTGCCATTGCTGACTTGGTTGCATACGCGCCAAATAGGCCGGCGAACTGACTGGTTGAATATGCCAGATATTCATCGTTAAGGCGAGCCAGTGTTTCCCCCCAGAACGTCTCCCAGAGGTGTACGCCATAGGCATTGGTAAGATCAGCGCCGTCGCCAGTCTCGTCAAAGATCGCTCTATTGTCCCAATGGAATGGGATGAATGATGTATACGGCTCCACTTGGATCAGGTGCGGGAACTCTTTTGCCAAGTCGGCGGCAAGCACAACCGAGTGATCAGCCCACTTCTCACTGATCCGGTCGGCCATACGCGCCAGCCAGATGTCGATGAACTCATGGCCGGGAGGGCAGATGATGACCGCATTGGCAATGGAATCCACCGTGTCTGGCGCGTCATACCCCATTACGATCTTGTCGCTCATAAGGGGTGCCAGCGATTTGGTGAGGACCAGATCGTTGTCCAGATAGATGCCGCCATGCTCATGCAGGGTCCGCAGGCGAAAAACATCGGACTGATAGTGCCGGTATTTCAGTTCCATGCCGCAGATCGTCTTGGGCGCAGACACATGCCTGATCGTGACATATGGCCGGATTGCGTCCCAATTTGGATTGCCAACCGGCTCATCATCGCACCACATGATGATTTCACTGGGCTTCTGGACATCCGCCGCAGCCCTGACCGCCAGATAGTTCGTGTAGCTGTAGGGCCGGGAGCCTTCGCCGCCAAAATAGATGAAGTGGACAACATTTGGCGCGTTCTGGATGCCTTTGAAGAACTTCAGGTTGGCCTTCAGGCGCTCATCATGTGGCTCCAGATCGACGGCAATCTGGCCCTGTTTGATGGCAATGTCTTTGATGCCAAGATTCCAAGCCGAAATCGCCGCCAAGTCATGCGCCTGATAGCCCCAAACTGCTGGGTCACAGGTATAAACCGCTTCCCGATTTGTGATTTGCAGCGCCCGCATGGAGTAGGCAAAGCACTCCTCCCAACGCTGTTGGCGGTAGCACAAGATCGCCAACTCACACCACGGCTCACGGGTGTTGGGGGCCTCAGACGCCGCCATCTGGAACGCCTTTTCGGCCTCCGCTGCGTTGCCAAGCTCACTGTAGCAGCGGCCCATGACACGGTAGGCGTAGCACCGCTCGTTCATCCATGTGGCGCGTGGGAGGCCCAGATAGTTCTTGCAGGCGTCGATGCTGTCCTGCCAGCGGGCGTGGAAGCTCAACTCTCTGGCGTAGTAGAAGGCGTTGCGCGGGCACTGGGGGTCTTCCCTTACAGAAAGTTCCAGAAGATCCATGTACTGCCCCCGGCTCTTGGTCGGGTCGGGCTTGTGGACGGCAAGCAGCATGTCTGTCTGCGCCCAGACTTCCGTGATCCGCCCGTCAGGGATTGGATATTCGTGGCAGGGGTGGTGCCACATGTAGCCGTGCTTGGCATGAATTTTCTCGTAATAGAAGTTGATGCCGCAGCCCCAATCAAACATGTAGCGCAGTCTGGTCGTCTCGCCTTTGACCCATACACGTTCAATCTCCTCACGCCAGCCGGGCTGAAGAACCTCATCAATGTCGAGACTGATGCAGACATCCATATCGCGCGGGACGAGCGCCAAAGCCGCATTTCTGGCAGTGTCAAAACGCCACGGGCTGATGCTGATGTGGTGGACAATTGCGCCATGCCTTTCAGCCTCTTCCGGTAGCCCGTCAGTGCTGCCAGTGTCCGCGATCAGGATCATGTCGGCCTCTTTGGCAGACTCGCAAAACCGTTGGATGAAGTGCGCTTCATTCTTGCTGATCGCGTAGACGCAAATTTTGAGCCTGATCGGGTGTTTAGACCAAATGTAGACGCCAATCTCGCCATCGACATGTGCCCAGCTTGGCTCACCAAACACCCGGCGAACCTCTTCGTCAGTCCAATTGTCGGTGACGTGTGCTTCGTGAGGGTTGCCCCCATATTCTTCCTGTGGGTAATGCCCAATCGGAATGCTGACAACAACCGTATCGGCGCATGACTTAAGGCGGGCCAACAGACTTTTGGCCTCATCAACCGTCATATGCTCAAGAACATCGCCAGCAAAGGCTACGTCATAATGATCCGTTGGGGTCCATATGCGAGCATCTTCAATGTGAAGTTTGCCATACAAACCCGCAAGACCATACTTCTCAACGTATGCCCCCCATATTTCCACGCCAGTCCAGTCAGCGTCTGGGAACATTTTGGCGTAGGTTCCGCACCCACAGCCAATATCAAGCATCCTTTGGTGCGGAAGCCGAGATACGATATTTTCGATGTGCTTTTTACCATCTTTTGAGCTAAACGGCATGAGACCCCCCTCTTTGCCATGATGAAGATTACACGGCCACAGCGCCAACCATGTCAGGTTGCGCCATTACCCATTCGTAGCAACGCGCCAAAAAGTTGTCACCGGATTGAACTTCAATCTGGTCCATAGGTGCGCGATATTGCCGCCACTCTATGTCTTTTTGATTGGCATTCTGTGGTTGGCCCGCATAACCAACAACGTCAATTGTGACGCTAAAGCGGGCGGCGGGATTTTCTTCGCGACAAATGAATGTTTTCAAAATGCGAAAATATGCACCCTGAAAACCAATCCCATATTGAGTAGTTTGAAGATCAAGTTGGATTGCCATGCTGCACCCTATGCGTAAGTGACTTCAGATGTTTGGACGGTGGCCGACCAGTTGATATTTGTAGCACTTGCGCCAGTAGCCGTAAGCGCAAGACACCCGTTTGTCGTATCAGCGGACACGGCAATAGACCATCCGGGAACATTACTAATTACCGTTGTTGTTGGAGTCCCCACAATTGTTGTGGTCGCAACACCACTTTCACGGCGAATTAGACCTTCTATTTTCCAAGCAGCAGAAGCTGTTCCTCCCGCAGCGGATTGTCGCGCAACAACAAGAATACTAAAAGTGTAAGCCGAATTGTCGGGTAGAATGACTTGATTGTTTGCAGTTGCAAACCCTGAAGACCCGGCCCATAGAATCAAAGGTGTTGCGGTTGTTGTGCCTCCATGTAGCACCGTTAGCCCATATTGGCTGTCAGACGCGGAGGAAATAAAATCACAGGCATAAGCATATTTGCCTTCATATGGACTCTTACAAGACGAGCCTAAAGCAAAAGAAGCTAGCCCTGACGCTTGAGCACTAAATCCGATGGCAACAGAACTTGTGCTTGAAGCTATTGTTGACCAGCCAATGGCAACAGAATATGCACCAGAAGCTGCTGCAAGATGCCCGATTGCAGAGCCATACGAACCCGACGAAGATGCAAGAGCCCCAAACGATATACTGCTAGTCTGAGATGAAGCTGCGTTATACCCAATGGCAACAGAACTGGAGCCTGTGGCAGTTGCTTGAGTGCCGGACGCTATGTTTTCAGCATAGGCCCGCATTGTCTTTTTTGATCCCGTTTGCCAATTAGACCCATCACAAATTATTTGTAGACCCTCTCCAATGTAAATTGTGCGAGTTGTTTTTCCATCTATAGTTTCAGACCCGTTTGGATCAATTGTTATTATGGTTGTTGCCGAAGTGCTTCTATTCCAAATAGTAAAATTAAATCCCGCCCCAATAGACGCCGCAGAAGTTAGCGAAACAGTATATGATGTTGCCCCCGTACAACTAAGAGTCTGGCCGTAATCAGCGCCCGTGACTTGATACGCAGCCGTGATGTTTCTAATCGGCTGGCGTGGTGGAAGCTGATTGTTAAAGCCAGAAAGTTGTTGTGGGACGCTCATTAGTAATCTCCACCGATGGTGTTGATTGCAATAGCGATATTGGTGCCGCCAGCAGCAACGGTGAGGCCAGCATAGATGCGATAACCCGCAGGGATATTGAGCCCGCCAACAGGAACCGCAAGACCGTACACGGTGTTAGCGGTCGTCCCAAGCGCAGTCACAGTAGTTGCAGGCATCGCCACTTCACCCAAGAAAATGTTGTTTCCTGCTGTGGTATTTACAGAACCGTTATTGATCCAAAGGCGAACCAACGTAGCGGACGATGTTCCCGAAGCAGTTGCGCCGTTGGTAGACGCAAACTTAATTTGTATCTGGTCAATGCGAGACCCGTTTGCGCCTGCCGTGTAGCAGAGCGCCATTGCAGTGCCCGCCGCCATCGTGCCATCAAAGGCAGTGGTGTTAGTCATCGCGGTTGAGATAATCGCATTCAGCGCGCCTACGTTGGCGGTCTGGGCGAAAATTGGGGTTGCTGTAACAGCCATTAGAAGCCTCCGAAGTAATCGGCCAAGAAGATATTGTTACCAGCCGCAGAGCCGCCGCCACTCCCCGCAGGCCCTGTTGGGCCAGTGGGGCCTGCTACTGTTGATGCCGCACCGGTTGGGCCTGTAGGGCCAGTTGGCCCCGCTACAGTAGAAGACGCACCTGTTGGGCCGGTGGGGCCAGTAGGACCTGCCACGCTGGAAGCAGCCCCTGTCGGTCCAGTGGGGCCAGTTGGCCCCGTAATTCCCTGCGCGCCCGTAGGTCCGGTGGGACCAGTCGGCCCAGCAACAGAGGATGCGGCACCGGTTGGCCCAGTTGGACCCGTGGGACCAGCAACAGTAGAAGCGGCACCAGTAGGGCCGGTCGGACCCGTAGGACCAGCGGGGCCGGAAGCGCCGTTGATGTTAGTCGTCCATGACGAGAACGTGCCAAGACCCATTATGAAGGTGATGTCCATCACCAACGCGCCAGTCCCAGAGTTGTAGGACGTGACAGTGCCAATCATGTAATTGGACGAACTATTGGCAACGATTAGCTGCTGCGCGGCGGTATACGACAAGCCCGTGCCAACCGTCAGGGACTGAGCCCCCAAGCCGATTGTAAGGGGCGTTGTACTCGTTGAATTATAAATGCCACCCGGAAGGCCGGTCGGGCCAGTGGGTCCAGTGGGACCAGTAACGGACACACCTGTGGGGCCAGTAGGGCCGGTAGGACCAGCCACGCTTGAGGCAGCGCCAGTTGGGCCTGTTGGCCCTGTGGGGCCAGTTGGCCCCGCAACGGTAGAAGCTGCACCGGTAGGGCCAGTAGGGCCAGTTGGTCCCGTGGGGCCTGCTACTGTTGAGGCCGCACCCGTAGGGCCAGTCGGACCAGTCGGGCCTGTCGGGCCAGCGACCGTAGATGCAGCACCAGTAGCCCCGGTGGGGCCAGTAGGGCCGAACCCCGTTGGTCCGGTAGGGCCAGTTGGACCTGTGGGGCCAGTCGCACCAATCCCGGTCGCGCCCGTAGGCCCGGTCGGGCCGGTGGGGCCGCTCGGGCCGGTAGCACCCTGCGGGCCGATGGGGCCTGTGGGGCCGACGCCAAGCAAATTGGCAAGCTGTGATGTCGTGGCGCGTCGAGATACACCGGCCTGCACAACCTCAACCTGCTCCGATCCGCTTAGGGACGTAGCCGCAGGGAGGTTGGGGATTTGCTGATTAGCCATGTGGTGACTCCGACGACCCTTTTTGCCACAATTTCAGTTATGTATCAACTTGATCAGAACATGAAGAAGAAACTGCCTGCCGCATTGGCGGGCGCAAGAACACCAGAGGCGCTGGCTCCTTCCGCAAGAATTGATAGGTTGCGAGAAATAGTCATCGCCTATTGCTCCTGATCGGGCGCTAACATCCAGTTTTTTGTCGGCTCATCCCAAAGATACAATTTACCATCAGCAGGATAAGCCACCGGCGGCTCCCACAACCATGTCGTTTGATTTAGGGTCCATGACCCATACGGTTGCGGCGCGTAGAAAACATCGTTGGGGGCATCATAAATGTACCCAATGCCAGCGTAGTTGCCACGCAATGCCACACCGCCATCCGGTTGCCCATCTGAACCATAATGCAACCCGCCACGGGTGTTGTAACTGGTCTGTATCCATGTCCCCGGCGAACTATCAACAAATGTGTTGAAGAAGTCGGGCTCAGCGACAATGACTTGGACAACTTTGCCATCTAGAACTTTAGAAAAGTGGCTCATGCCGTATAGCTCCCTGATCCGGTAAATTTAATGATGGTGTTAGACCCTGATGTCGTAACTGTAGGGGAACCAGTTACCGTGCCAGTGTAATTGGCTGTTGGAATTGAAATAATTACAACGCCAGATCCACCAGTTCCGCCGGCCAAAGCATTTGTACCATCATTGCTTCCGCCGCCGCCACCACCACCAATATTTGCAGTGCCTGCTGTTCCAGCAGCCCCTCCATTTCCACCGGCACCGCCACCGCCCGCACCTCCAGAGCCGCCAGTATTAGCACCACTAGTAGGAGAGCCTCCGCCGCCGCCTGCATAAGTGACTGATGATCCTGTAATTGATGATGCTGTGCCAGCGCCGCCAGCGCCAGCGGTTGTTCCAGATTGCACCCCGCCAACGGCAGATGCGCCGCCACCACCACCACCGCCATACGGAGATGCTGATGCCCCTGTTCCACCCGCACTGCCCTGACCAGATGTTCCAGAGCCACCCGGTGAAGAGTTAGAAGGATAGCCTGAGCCACCACCTCCAGAACCACCGCTGCCGGGGGTTGAAGGTGCTCCACCAGAGGTATATGACCCGCCGCCGCCGCCCCCAGTTGGAGATGTTAATCCTGTAAATGTAGTGGTAGACCCACTTGTTCCAGAAGAGGCTCTGCTTGAAGATCCAGCGCCACCAGCACCAATAACAGCGGAATAAACTGTGCCGGGCGTAAAAGTTGTTGTTCCTGTTAGAAGGCCACCAGCACCGCCGCCGCCGCCAATCCATGTTCCACCACCTCCTCCTCCAGCAGTAATGAGATAAGATGCAGTGTATTGAGTAATTAGAGGAGTATTTGCAAAACCGGAATATGCAATCCACCCCTGCGTTGAATCAATGTAAACGATGGCAACACTTTCACGGGATATAGAAAAATTTGCGTTAGTTGCTATTCCATTTAATTTTCCACCATTGGGATTAACTGTACAAATATTTGTTCCAAACGTCCCCGCATAGTCCGTTATCTGAACAACCTCACCAGCAGATGGGCTGGCAGGAAGCGTAACTGTCACCGCTCCAGATGTTGTATTGACCGGATATGCGTTTCCAACAACTGCGGTAAAACTAGCTGTTTTTACAGTTTGCCACGTAAAACTAGCGCCTCCGGGAATTGTCACAGTAACAGCATTGGTCGCAGCCGTTGCAGTCACACCAGTTCCAACAAAATTGAAGCTTGTCACACTTGACGTAAGCAGTGAACCTTCGTCTGAAACAGATATATTTGTCCCTGTCCCAGCGGGGCCAGTGGGGCCAGTGGGACCAGCCACTGAAGACGCAGCGCCAGTTGGACCCGTTGGACCCGTCGGCCCCGCGACAGTGGAGGATGCTCCTGTAGGGCCAGTGGGGCCTGTGGGGCCGGCAACTGTTGAGGCAGAACCAGTAGGCCCCGTAGGCCCTGCAACCGTGGAAGCTGCGCCCGTGGCACCCGTGGCGCCCGTGGGGCCGGTAGGGCCTGTCGGGCCCGCAACCGTAGAGGCGGCCCCTGTGGCACCAGTAGGCCCGGTGGGGCCGGTGGGGCCAGCGACGGTTGAAGCTGCGCCGGTTGCGCCAGTTGGACCGCCGTTTCCTGTTGCACCCGTAGGCCCGGTTGGACCAGTAGGCCCCGCGACTGTAGAAGCGGCTCCCGTAGCGCCAGTTGGACCCGTAGGACCAGTCGGGCCAGCCACAGTGGATGCTGCTCCGGTGGCTCCAGTGGGGCCGGTGGGCCCAGTGGGGCCTGCGACTGTTGAATTCGCCCCTGTGGCTCCCGTGGGCCCTGTGGGGCCCGTTGGACCGGCGACGGTTGAAGCTGCGCCCGTGGCACCCGTGGGGCCGGTAGGCCCGGTAATTCCCTGTATCCCGGTGGGGCCGGTGGGGCCGGTGGCACCAAAACCCGTAGGCCCTGTAGGCCCGGTGGGGCCAGTTGGCCCCGTTGGTCCGGTGACGCCCTGCACTCCCGTAGGACCGGTGGGGCCAGAGTTACCCGTGGGGCCGGTTGGTCCCGTCGCGCCTACTGGCCCGATAGGCCCCGTAGCACCGCCACCCAGCAGATTGGCAAGCTGTAGCGTCGTAGCCCGCTTGGATACGCCAGCTTGCACCACCTCAATCTGTTCCGTGCCATTCAGCGAAGTGACAGCGCCAAGATTGGGGATTTGGATGTTACTAGAGTATGTGGGCATCAGAGAGGTCCAGTGCGCGGGATTTGATCGAACCCATAAGGCAAGCTTGGATCATTTATAACATATCCGCCGCTGGTGTACGCGCCAGCGAAACTGGAGTTCTGAAGGTCAAACTGCTGCGGGTTGATGACCGTGATCGTCCAACGCCCATTGGCATTGGTGACGCCAGCAACTTCCTGAATGATGACACGCTGGCCGGTGATGAACCCTGAAGTCAGGCTAACCGTGATCCGAATTACCCCAATGCCATTGTTCGTGACAGAGACAACATTTCTGAATGTCACGGCATTTGGGTCGGTGCCGGGCAGTTGGTTCTTGCCGCCCGGAGCTTCGCCAGTCTGCTGCGTGACACGAATGCCATCCGGCACAGTGCTATTGATAGTCGTCGCGCGAGAGGGGCCAGCCTGAACCGGGATACCAGTCACTTGGCTCGTTGTGTCATAACCAGACACCTGACGGCGGTCGATCTCGTCCCAAGCGTATGGCTCAACGCGCGGGTTCACAATCGGGACGGGATCGGCAGGCACGATAATGGCACGAAGTTGCTCTTGAGGCGTGTCATAGCACGTATTGCAGACCAAGATGCGTTTGTTGACAAGAGACGCGCCAGCCCAGTCATACTGCCAAGTAAGCTGGTTATGGTTGTACCAGATGGCGCAACGGTCGCAGACGGCAAAAGCTCGCGGGTTGCGGGCGTCTGTTCTGGCGCGTCCTGACCGTGATGCGTACCCCATCTATGTCCCCTTATCGGAAGTACCCGCTGATCATGGGGCTGATGTATTGCTGGGCAGTCTCAATGTTCTGATCCGCCGCGATCTGATACGACTCATCTGCCATCGGCTTAATGAGCGGGATAGCATTAGGATTCCATATCTGAGCAAGACGAAGGGCAAGTGCATACGCAAACGCTTCCAGCCAAAGGTAAGGGATTTCAACGGTTTGGCCGTTTTGAAGCGCCGAATCCTGAATTTGCCGAACACGATAGTATTTCAGCGTCGAAGGGCCATTGTCCACATTCGGCACGGGCCAAAGTGTCACGGACGGACCCGCTGAACCAGTCGAACGCGATGCGCTGATCAGCCTGTCAAACCAGTAGACCGTAGGAAAGCCCTGCTGTTCCTTATTGGGATAGCTGGCATATTCAGTGCGGCTTACCGGCAAGATGATGCGGTCGATGTTCTCGCCGGTCTGGTCATTTGTCACGTAAGCATCGAGAATTGCTACGGTATTTCCGTCCACCGGGTACGTCGATTGGCCCGTCACAAGCGTTGTCTCAACGAGATCAACCGCCCACAAGTTAACACCCTGATTAGACCAACGCGCCAAGAGCATGTTAGAAGCCATACGAGCGGCCTCCATATGCTCCTGAAGCACGGCGGTATTGCGGACACCAATCAGGTTGTAGGCATAGAGCGTAAGCTCGCCTAAACCGGGGTTGAACGCATAGGTGTTAGAGGTCGCCATTAGACAGGCCCAGCTTGGATGATCGTAGCCGTGACAGTACCGGCACTAGCGGTAATGTTGATCGAGATCGCCTTACACGGAATGGTAAACGCGCCACCAGTAGAGGCGCTGACACCGGAAAAGCCCGTAGCAACGTACCAAGTTGCACCCGCCGCCGTGTAGCCATCTGCCATCGGATCATCGAACGAGTATTCGATGTTAAAGGTAGCCGCGCCAGAGACGAGTTTTGCGCCAATCCCGATATTGAAGGGGGCCTGAAAGTCGTCAACGGCGCAGACATTGCTGCGGCTAACGCCAGACGCTGTGATTGTCGTGAGCTTCATGTCACTTCCTTTTCGTGCGAGCCGCAGCGGCATTATCAACCAAATTTGGATAGGGCCGTCCAGCAGCTCTAGCCATCGCCTTAGCAGATTGCTTCTGCTTGCGATCAAGATGCTTCTCTTTAGCATCTTTTGGCGCGTCTTTCTCCCAGAAAGGCTTGCTCATGTCAGCAATCCCACTTTCGAAGTGACTTGTTGATGCGGCTATCAGGGTCCGCAGCTTTGGCAGAACCAGTCATTTTCCGCTTCATGCCAGTCATCCTACTACAAAATGAATCTTTTCGCGACCCCCCTTCTGGCTGTGGACGCTTAATGTCATGGCCCTGCGCCCTCAAAGAGGCCCGGCCCTTCTCATTAAGCCCACCTTCAGGGTTCTTGCCCTCTTTGCGTGTCCAAGCACCAGACATAGCACTCTCCTATGAAAACGGGGGCATGAAGCCCCCGTCCGCAACCAGTAATCAGGGAGGATGATTACGACAGGCTGCCAGAAGTGTCACGACCGGGGGCATTCGTCCCCTTCGCGGCAGACGACAGCGGGTTCATGTTCGAACCAGTGCGGCCACCAGACTTGCGGGGGGCGCGACCCATGTCAGCCTTACCCTTTTCGCCCTTAACCTTACCGACAGCTTTACCGCCACGCTTCCGCTCTTCAGCTTCATCGTTGACGTTGGACTGATAGGTATAGCGCATGTTCTTCTTAGAAGAATCCTGAGCCATTTCGTTGACGCCCTTAGCAGGACCGCCATCCTTACGAGCAATGCGACCTTTCATGTGAACCTCCTATGGCTCTGATTAAGCGTTTTCAGCTTGGATGTAACGAACAACGATGTCACCGACGCCTGCACCAGCGTTGGTGGACAGGACATAGATGATCACATCGTTAGCGCCGACATTTGACCAGTTGGCGACACGAGTTGCGTCCGCTCCGGGGTTAGCCGAAACCTGACCCTGAGTCATAGCCACACTAGCAACCAGTTCAGTAGCGGTCGCACTAGTGCCAACGCTAACGGTGTTCGTTGCAGCCCAAGCAGTCGAGTTCAAGAACTGGATGTTCAAGATATGGCTGTAGGCCGGAATGCAGATGTCGGTTTTATACGCCGTAGCCGAGCCAGCCTGCGTGATAGCCGCAGTCTGTGCCATTGCAACGAAGCCCACATTCGAGACAGTACCCGGCGTAGTGCCAGTCGTGTCGATAACATCGCCAGCCTTCAGGGGGCCGGTAAAAGTGCTTGTTCCCATAGGAACCTCCTGCACGAGTCAACCATCTGTCTGTGCAGCGTCCGCTAGGCCGGTCAGATGGTTTAGGTGCCTAGAATGAAAGTCCAGATATTGGGCAGCCAGCCGGAGGATTTGAGGATCATCCTTTAGCTTTCCAATGCCTGTATTGCAATCAAAACACAACAAGCCCCGAATTGCACCACTTTTGTGGTTATGATCGACAGCTAATGTTTTTAGCCTTCCTTTACGCATCTGCGTTTCTGGCTGGTTACAGATAGCGCATTTGCCATGTTGGGCCTCAAACATTTTGTTGTATTTATCAAGCGAAAGATCAAAGCTATCGCGTAAAGCACGAGCTTTCTGCTGGTTTGGTGTCATTGCCCGATAAGCATTTTGATAAGCCCTGCGGCCCTCTCGTGTCTTATGGTCAAATTCACCAGCAAGACCATTAAAAAGAGTTAGATTTTTAAAACGACAATCTGATTTATCGCCGTTCTTGAACCGAACCCTTCGCTCCGGCCATTGCCCCGTCATATAAAACCAAGCCATTCGACATTCAGTAATCTCTTCCCCACTAAGCCGGATATAGCGATAGCCATTGCCTTTGCTATTTCCGCCAGCAGTGGTTCCAGATTTTACATTCTTTGCCGGGCTGATCTTCCACACAAACACCCCGGTAGCAGGATTGTAGTCCAAAGCATCCCGAACTTGCTGGTGTGTTAGACTTGGAACCTTAGCTTTGCCCTTCATTTTAATCTCCCGATGTTGGTTTTGAACCATACACCGGAAGATTAATTTTTGTCAATTGTAGCGTTCTAAGGACGAAAAACCCAACCAAATCAAGAGGTTGGGAAGCTTCCCCAGATACTCCTCCAATTGTAGTAGGCGAACGAATATCTCTCGTAACCCTTCACAAGCAGATTATCTGTAACAAAATCTACCTGCATATCGGTTTCAAACTTCACTCTCTCCATGTAGGAGAGCCCGTCGATGTTGGTCAGCAGGAACCAAGCATAGGGGGAGGTGAGGAAGTCGTTGACCAGATACGACTCAGGAAGACCACCAGCGGTCATCATGATCGCATTAACATCATTGTCCGCAGTACCCGGACGCAGTTCCGTCTTCGTCAGACGAATAGCGACGGGCTCAAGCTGCGCGGGGACAACAAGCTTGCGACCACGGGCGAACACTTTCAGACCGGCTTGGTCCTTAAAGTTCGTCCTGATCGAGATCATGCCGTTCAGCAGGGTGGACTCATTCAGATCGACCGGGGTCGTCGGAATGTTGGAAACCGTGCCGCCATCAATGGGATGGGAAGCGGAGCAAAGGGCCTGACCGTCACCACCAATCGACGCATTGTAGGTCGTGGCAGTGTTCAGGACGTTCGCGCCATAGATTTCCTTCGTCTGCTGGAAGGACTCAATAAGGCCAAGATTGCTGGGCGCAAACTGGGTCTTGTAGAGGTTGTCGTCGATGGCTTTGCGGGTGATGGCATAGCCAAGAGCAATCTCAGTATGCTCCTGATTGTACACATAACGCTCGCCAGCGCCGTTGTCGAAAGCGGTCTGACCGCCTTCAGTCTTCAACTGGGCAAGACCCAAGAAGCGCATTTCCGCAGTGCGCTCAAGCGCCATCTTGGAATCATGCTTCGTGAAAATCTTGTCGTACTGAGACGGGATCATCTCGTACTTGCCTTCAACCCCACGGAGGCCGGGGAGGAGAAGGTCTTTAATCGCTGAGAGATTGACAGCCATTGGTCCTTACTCCTTAGATGCCAGTGAGATTACGGGTCGTTACGTTATTGAACGACACGATAACCCGGTTGTAGGCACCCGCTTCCGTACCGGCAGAACCGGGCGGATCAACAACGAGACTTACAACACGGAAGGGAAGGGTAGCAGTCGCCGGGCCAAGACCCGTGACATACGCGCCAGAGAGACCGCTGGCAGTATTGCCAGTGCCGGTGTTGTAGCCAATGGTGCCACCAACAGCGGTCTGAGCCAGACCGGAACTGTCAGTCTGCACCAGCCACTTGGCATTCGGATCATTGACAATGTACGCCGTCACGACATTCGCAGAAGCGACATCGCTGCCCGGCCACCAGTTGGACCAGACGGTACGCTTCTGCGAAACAGAAAGGTACTGACAGCCGACAAAAATGCCAGCAATGCCTTCAGCGCCGGTTGTGCCATCGCCACGCTGGAGCGTGCCATCAGCCAGAGGCTCTACGGGATCACCGCTAAAGATGTTCGAAGCGTTATAGGCGACAATGCCTGTCACCTGCTCATAGGTAGGGGCAGAACCCGTACCAGAGTACTGACTAAAACCGAAAGGCGTATTGCTATTCGCCATGACGGTGCCTCCTTTTCAGGAAGTCCCATCACTCCGCGCCGGGGGAGTTAGGAGACCGGGGGGATTTTTACTTTCCGCGCCGGGGGAAAGAGGCCATCAAGACCGTGGCAACAAAATACCCACATAAATTAAAAATGTAAAGGGGCCGCCATGACAGCAGCCCCTAAATGTCAAAATGTCATGCCAATTAGTCGTTTGGCACTGCAATTGGCGAGTATCCCTTCTTGATATTCGCCTTAACGCGCGGGTCATTACGCTCAAACTGACCGTCAGGAGCCGCATTAAGCTGCTGTTCCTTAGCGCGCACCTGATCTTTGGCGCGTTGCTTGTCAATCGAGCGGGCTTCCTCAGAAATGACCGCAGGGCGCATCATCAATGCCATGCCCTTACGCTCAATAACGGGATGGTTGCCACGACCGGGCATTTCTTCAGGATGGGCGGCAGTCGGGACAGATTCCCAGCCCATACGCGCCAGTTGAACCTGATAAGCAGGGTCTTCCTGACCAAGCACGGTCTTGCGCTTCCACTCGTATTCCCAACCATCGGGAGCTTTGGGAGCCCGAAATTCATCAATTCCGGTGTCAATATCGCCCAAATGGCCGCGAATTTCAGCCGCACGGCGGGCGGCGGCAACTCGGGGGTCTTCTGCGCGCATTGTCGGCCTCATAGAAGGTCGATCATTGGCTACAACCCCTGCAATTTCAGCGGTTTCCATGATCGGCTCATCCGAATTGGGGAAATCGTTGGGTTTTGCCTGCGCCATAGGGCGGGGCGGGCGTCCACGGCGTCGTGCTGCGGTCTCAGTCATCATATTACTCCTTAATTCCGGTTACGTTCTTGCATCATCAGCTTGTAGTACTCCTGCGGAGTGACACCACTGATCTTTGCGGCTTCAACTTGCTCTGCGGTCAGTCGGATGGTCCCCGGACGGTTTGGGGTATCAACCGGCTGGCGCGAAACAGGCGCAGACGGAGGCGATTGCCGGTTTTTTGTCACTTTGGCAGCACCTGACATGGCATCATCACTCTCGTAGGAGGCAGGCTTGGAGGTAATGCCGACACGGCTCTCTATAAATCGGAAATACTGATCCGATTCAGGGATAATCCCAAGATCAACCGCATCGTCATGGGCGCGACCCATGATTCGCAGGCTGCGAGTGTCTGGCAGATGCTGCTTATTGGCGCGTAGCCACTCAGCAGACCGGGGTGTAACCTGTTGAATTACATCGTCAACGGTCATTTCCTTTGGCGCTTGCTGGATAGGCGGCGGCGTTGGAGCATTACGAAGATCATTATAGCCACGCTCAAGCTCAGACAACTTGCTGGCATTGCTGGCAAGCGTCCGATTGATCTCAGCCGCCTTATCGTAATCGCCAGTCTCCATGGCATTACGAAGATGGGCGGTCAAAATATCATCGTCGCGCTTGAGCGTTTCGATTGCGCCACCAACAAGATGCAAGCGGCTATCCTGCACCTCCATCGAAGCCTGACGGGCCTGTTCCGCAGACTGTCTGGCCTGAGATTCGGCTTCCTTCCGGGCTTCCCTTTCCTTCTCAAGCCGCTTCCTGAGATTTTTCAGGGCCTCTTCTGCATCATGAGACGGATTTTTGGCAGCCTCAACCGGGGCGGCTTCATTCACTATCTCAAGTACAGGCTCTTCCTTATCGGGTTCCGGTTTGACAGCGGTATCATCAAGCGGAAACTCAATCTGCTCTTCAACTTCACTCATATTATCCTCCTGTTACCATACACGGTCAGGTTGATCGACCCGACCCTTTACGTTGATGTCATCAATCATCCGGCACAGTTGGCCGTTGACAGTGATGCTCCAACCTTCAGAGGGGCGAAAGACAATCCAATCACCCTCATTAATCTCAACATCGCTAAACCACTCGCCAGTCGTGTCATGGAAAGCAGACGCGCCCATCTTCAGGACCAGACCAACTTTGGACTGATACTTGTCTTCTTCAGTCGTCTTGTCGGTCAAATACAGACCACTCTTGGTCTTCTGGGGGCGTACATACACTGCCACCAAAAGCTGATTGTTGAACACTTCAACTGATGAAATGTCACCGGCCTGCTTCCGCAAGAGTTCTGCCGGATCATTCTCGTGTTCCATGGTCATAAAAGGCATTCTAACCCCCTTCACGCTCTTTGCCATTCACAATGGCATCTGCCTCATCGCAAAGCTCCACAGCCATGCGAAGTCCTTCGATCCTACCTACTTGGTGACGGTAGGCCGAAAAGTCAAAACCTTCGATTTGATAAGAGGTTACGAGAGCTTCTTTAAGTCGCTCTATATTTTCCTCAAGAGCCTTCTTTAGCTCGTACTGATAGTACATCTGGTATGTTGTAGCTGCCATAACCGCCCCCTTAGCGGTCCCCTTTGGTATCCATGGGTGGGAGCATGAAGGGGGTCACGCTCCCACCCGGTCATTCGCAGTGGCGGTCAAAGCCAGCGCGAATTACTCAAGCTTTCTGAATGCCGCTCTTGTGCGCGGCAATCTCAGTCTTCTCCAACCGGCCAAGCCCAGACCCAGAACCAGCATCCATGTCCTTATAAGAACGGTAAGTGCGCCCACCAGCCTTACGCTCGCCGCGCTTGTGTTCAGCGATTTCCGTCTTTTCCAGACGGCCTTCACCGGAGCCAGCGCCAGCGTCCATGTCTTTGTAAGACTTGTAGGTACGGCCACCAGACTTACGCGCCATAGGCATACCGGGAGGACCAGCAGGACCAGCCGGGCCGGGCATCGGGATTGGCATTGGCATCGGAGCCGGTGCGGGAGCGCCAGCAGCCGGGGCAGGCATCGGGATCGGCATACCGCCCGGAGGCTGATCGCCACCCATGCCCGGAGGCGGGGTCGGGCCACCCATAGGATTAGCGCCACCCATGCCGGGCTGGGCCGCTCCAATCATAATGTTGATTTTGGTCTGGCCTTTGCCACGGGTCTTACCCCCGCGCGCGTGAGCATCGCGCCCACCCGGAACAACGCCGGGAACCTTACCGGGATAGCCGGGACCAGAGAAGACCTGACCGCCAGTAGCGCGACCGGTACGGCCACCCTTTTTCATTCCACCCATTGCATTTTGCTGGTCAGCAAGACTGGCATCTCTTGCGCCCATATTTGCAGCCGCCGCCTGAGCCGCAGCCCGATCATCAGAACCCATGCGACTTTGACGGCTCCCGTCATCCATTCCCATAGCCTGACCGCCAGTAGCCCGCTTGGTGCGGCCACCTTTTTTATACTGCGTATTGGGATACCCAGTCTGCTCAGAAATCGTGTCAGCTTGGCTTCTTGCAGCACCAGCTTCTTTGTTAGCCGTGTCCGCAAGACTTTGCTTATTTGCCCATTCAGCGCCACGAAGACCAGCAGTAGCATAGTTTGCGTTAGATGCTTTATCAGAAAGATCCTGCGCCTGACGCTGTGCGCGGGCGTTACGAGTAGCTTCAGAATACCGGCTTTCAGCTTTAGGCGATCCTAAGGTAAGACCACCTTCATCTTTGCCGGTGCGAGCCGCAGGTTTCACCATCTTCTTGATGAGCGCCTTATCCTGCTTTACATCGTCGTGAACTTTGCCACCCTTCTTGTAAGGGACGTTGGCAGTGCCGGGGACCATGCCAAAACGGCTGTCATTGGGGTCAACGCCCTGCGGCATGGTGCCGGTGCCACGGCCACCGCTGGGGGCCATAGCAGAGTTCATGCCACCGTCCATGTCGCCGCCCATCATAGGGCCGCCCATCATCTTCTTGGCTCGTCCACCAGACTTCAACGCGCCAATGTGCTTGACGCCAGCCCGCTCCTGATTAGCCGACTTCATGTCCTTATTTGCCATGGAGTCAGAGGTCATCGGCTTGTTGCCGGTGCGAACAGCCTTACCCATGTTGAACTTGGCAGCCTGACCCTGAACCTTACCGCCAAACTTGAACGCGCGGCGGCTGAGAGGACGGAGGCCAGTCTTGGCTTCCGTGTTCAGCGGCTCGGGCGGCGTCCAAGTAGACGAATCAACCTTCTGGTGCGGGTCGGCGGTCGTAAGGCTCTTGGCCTTCGCCTTCATGGCCGCGCGGGCCTCTTTTGCCATGTCAGACATGATAGCTCCTAATTAGGATTACGGGCGTCCCCGTTGGCGCTTGGCCTTTGATGACATTACCATAAGCGCACGATTTACAATAGAGCCTCCGCGCGCTCGTGGATACCTGACAATCAAATCTTCCCATGGCACATCCATTGTATGCCGTGGCAACACTTGCCTGCGTTCATCTGCTTTCATGTCCAATCTATTTTGAACATTTCTTGAATCGGCTTCGCCATGCGTTTTGAAGTATTCGCGGTATGATTGCATGTCTATATCTGCTGTGTTTTTGTATTGGCTAATGTCTTTATAGGTTTCCGTTAGCTCATTTATCTTTTCCCTCATTTTTATTCTTGTTGCAGAGTCTGGCGCGTTTGCGATAGCCTCTTCGTATTGTGCACGTTGCGCCAAAACATCATCCATTCTCTTTTGAATATCTGCAAGAATATCTTGTTTAATTGTTGATGGACTAGAGCCACGGGGGAAATTTTCATATCCCTGAACACCATGATTAACTTCGTGCATAAGAACGCTAAGTGCTTTTTCAGGCGTAGGTTGCCGAACTTCTAGTTCTGAATTTCTCATAAAGCCATATATAGGGTCTTCCCGATACCAACCATTTGGTTGTCCAAGCATAGGAGTTTTGGGGTCAATTGTTACTCTCATACGGGCAGCTTCTGGGTACGCAGCAAAAAACTCTGGATGATGCAAGTGGTCTCTAAGATGCCCCTCCATAGGTTCGCCGTGTTCAAAATACTTTTGAGTTTTAGGCGTTAGAGCGGCTTTTTCGTCAGATATTTCAAAAAATGGTTTACCATCTTTAGTCCAACCCCAACCGTGCTGTTTCCATATTGCATCTTCAGCAATACCAGCTTTTTTTGCCGCCTCCGCAGCGCGATAAGCCCCTAAATTAGCAGTGTCTGCATTGAGCCCAGCAAAAATGCGGGCGGTAGATGCGCCATCCGTTGGCATTTTAACCACTGAAGGCGCAGACATACCAAGCAAGTTGCTGCCAAGAGTGTTAGACCAATCTGCGGCTTCATCAGGATTGAATGTTTTTTCGCCATACAAAAGTTGTCCGGGATATTTCATAAATTCATAAGCTTTGCCCGGCATTTCTGTGATTGCCTGTGGCACATTTGCGATCCCCTGATACAGTTTCTCAGGATAATTTTCCATAAACTCTCTAGCGCGCGGCCCTACGTTTTTCTCAATAGCTTCTTCGGGGGGCGTCCATGCCTTCGCCAATGACGCAGGCGTAAGGCCGCCTCTATCATAATTTGCCCGGCGCATAGTTTTGGCAATGTGCAGGGCGTTGGCGATACGGCGCTTGGTCATGGCAACCTCTTACCGGTTCCTGATCATGTGGTGGATTATCTCAAGAGACTTGTGAAGCATAGCTTCTTTGCTGGGCTTCTGTTCAACAGCACCGCCACGCTTCTCAGTTTGAGGTTGCCCGTAGTTCGGGTTCTCTTCCTTCCAACGCTTGTCAGCACGGAAGAATGCAGCCGGGTCGTCTGGGTTCTTGTTGGACTCTGCAAATAATTGCTGGGAAGTCATGCCTTTCTGGTAGTCGGGGTCATAGAGTTTGCCAGCAGAACTGATCAGGTTTGACAGAAACCCACGGGACTCTGCGGGTGCAGCTTGTGCGGGGGCAGACGCGCCAGCGCGGGAGCCGCCCAAAACTGAAGCAGCGGTCGTTTTGGCACGTTGAGCAGGCATGTCATAGCCAGCCGTAATGCTGTCAGCATCGGCAGCCGGTATTTGCCTACGCTGCGCCGGGATCGCATCATAGCCCGCCGTGATACTATCGGCATCGGCAGCGGGTATCTGACGTTTTACGGGAGGCTCGCCAAAAAGCATCCGTTGAAAGTCTTCAGCACTTTGGGGTCTGTAGCCCTCTGGCATCCGGTCAACAGGCTCAGTCCTACGTTGAGCTTCTTGGCTGCCAGTAATTAATGCCGCAGTGCCAGCACCAATGCCGCCCATGGTCGCCATGTTGCCACTCCAGCCGGGCCTGTAGCTAGATGGAAGCATGGAGGTCTGGTCAGCAGCAACCCTCTCGGCAGCAACTCGCGCAGCGGCTTCATCAATAACAGCTTGCCTAAGTTGCGTTGCGCCAGCACCCTCACGCTCAAGAGCAACCCGTTTAGCAGTGGCATCAATAGCGGCCTTTTGCGCGGCAGCAATTGGGTCCATAGGGGCCGCTGGAGGGCGCGAAGGAAAAGATGCTTCTGCGCGTGTCATGGGGCTAAACGAGCCAGAACCAGACTGCGACAACGGGCCAAACTGGCGCGGTTGATATGCGTGACCGGTCAGCGGGTCAACCAACGTGCCAGAGGCAGAGCCGCTAGAGCCAAGCTGAAGCGGCTCTGGTGCAGGAGCAGGCGGTCGGGCTCTTACGCCGGGAACAGGCATGTCAAGAAACGGAGACCGGGGAGCGCCCGCAGAAGCCGGTGGCTCAAAAGGAACATTTGCCCCCCTGTCAGCCAAAGACAACTCGCGTTGAAATTGAGCAAAATCCTTTTCGGATTGTGTCATAGGCCTGCCAAAACCCTCTTCTTCTGCAATGGCAGCCTGACGCGCCCTAAAAGCAGCTTCAGCATCTTGAGCAGATTGCCGTGCCACCCCAGCCCGGTCAGCCTGCAATGGGCTTTCATCGCCAAGACGAGCCAACCGGCTTTGCGTTGTCACGTTGGGCAAAAATTCATTGCGGCCAGTTGGGGAATACATTGCATCAACTTCAGGACGCAAAGCCTCTGGTGGGCGGTTAGGCCCAATGCGCTGACCCTGCTCACCAACAAGACTATAGCGTGTCAACGGGTCTACGCGCGTCAATCGCGGCGCACCTTCTGCGCTTGTGCCACGGATTGCATCCCCGCTGGTTCCGCGACCCATAGGCGAAGACGGCATGGCACGCTGATCTAATACGGTGGGCTCCCTAACGCCAAGCTGCGGCGTTGCGCGCGGCTCCGCTGCCAAAATCTCACCTTCTATCCCGCGCGGGAGGCCAGTACCCGGACGAGACACGCCGCCCGGACGGCCAAGCGTTAGCAGTGCTAAATCAAGCGTCTGGCGAAGACCTTCATCTGAACTGGGGTCAATTTCACCGCGCTCAACCCGCTTAACAAAGTCCATGGCGCGTTGCATACCGTGCGCACCAATAAACATTGCCGCCTGACCAAGCGGAACGCCGCTCGGCGATGTCATGTCAAACATGCCAGCAGCAGGGTCGCCTATGCGGCGAAGCGAAGACGGGGAAAATTTGTCTTCAGGAAATTCGCGCGCACCAGCCATCAGAGTTCTCCGGTTTGTGTGCCGTCCAGCGTCGGCTCGTTGGTCTCAAGACGGTCGATCATACCCTGATCGAGAACATTCCCAACAACCCCCATACCCTGCGGGTTACGGATCAGTTCCTCTGCCAACTTGACCGCAGACAGGCGCTCACGGCTTTCCCTGTCACGCTTCCGGTTGATGGCGTCAATCATCGCATCTTGTTGTTTTTGCTGAAGTTCTTCCTGACGAAGCTGCAACTCAGCCATTTTGGCGGGATCTTGGAAGTTCTGATCCATGCCAAGTTTCATCCGTTCAAGCTCAAGTTTGGCTTGTGATTCGTTGGCGCGGGTCTGGCTGTCCATCATACGAGCCTGAGCAATTGTCTTCTCGTTCTCAGCTTCAGCCATCATCTTCAGCAATTCTGGCGGCGGCTTGCCCTGCGCGGACGCAGGCACCATAAACTGAGACGGGTTCGACCAGCCAAGAGCCTGAAGCGCAGCCGTATCGACCGCAATTGGGTCATACAGTGTGGGGTTGGAAGAAACCAATTGCTTCAACGCCAAGACTTTCATAAGCCTCTGCGATTGGCTGGCGGTATTGGGGTCAGCCTGCGGGACAAAGAAGTAGCTGTCTAGCGCGTCCAAGAATGTCTTCTCGTCCCACGGATAGGCAGGCTTGCGGCGCTTTTGCCAGAAGCTTTCGGGATTTTCCCTAAAGCACTGTACCAAAAGCTCAAATTCCTCTGACTGGGCGGAATGAAGGCGCTTGTGAACGGAGTTCAGCACCTTCTGGGACTGCTCGATCATCGCCAGAGTGGTTCCCACTGGCGCGTCGGGCTTGCCTTCCGTGACCATCACCTCAGATGTGCCACCAACACGCATACCAGTCTCAGCCATCTGCGTGACCAAGTTCATCAACGCGCCAGAAGGTTCTTTGTAAGGCAACGGCATGATCGCTTGAGAGATCGGCATACCATTGGTCTTTACCAGCGCGCCGCCACCGGGAGGAATGCGGAAAATGTTGGTGTTCTGCCGGGCTCCGGTGTCTGCCATGAGGAAGCCGGGGAAGTTGTTGTACATGCCAGCGTCCAGAAGCTCTCTCCAAGCTGCTGTAATGGCATTTGTCGTGTTGCCAAGAATGTGGAGCAGTCCAATGTCATAGAAACCCAGCCCCGGCACAAACGTGTACTTCACGAACCGCTTCTTGGAGGACGGAAGCTCCTGATCGTCCTCATCGTAGTTGCGAACAATTGACAAAATCTGTCTGGAAGACTCGTCAATGGTCACAATGTACGGAATTTCCAGACCAGACTGCTTGCCTTTGTGCTTATGCTCAAAGCCGGTCAGGTCCAGATCGCAATAGACTTCGTAAATGAGCCTGTCGCGGTCGTCCGGGTTGTAGCTGTCCATGGAAATGCCCTGCTGGGCGTTCTTTTCGCGCTGGAAGCTGTCAGGATCGGCAGCTTTAGGCGTAGACAAGCTAACATCGCGGTAAACGCCCAAAATCTGAAGGCGCTTAACGGTATTGGGGCTCATATAGCTGCGGTGCGTGATCCGCTTGGCATTTGACAGGTCTGTGGCAGCATTATTGACAATCAAATCGTCCGCATCGACAGTTTCTGACACGGGACGATTTCGTAACGGACAAAAATAGACCTTCTTGAAGCTCGTGCCACCAAAGCCAAGCATCAGAAGCATACGATCCGTGTCAGGATAATACTCGGTGGCTGTGGCGGTCAGATAATGATTGAGATCATTCTCAAGAGCATTGGCAAGCTGGTCATTTTGCAGCGTGGCGTTGTTGTTGTCGTTGCGAACTTTGACCGGGCCATCGGTGGGAAGCAGTTCAGACCGGGCATTGGCCTGAAAACGCAGCACGGCTTCCAGCAAAAGGGGGTGTCGGACTTTTGACATGCCCTCAATGGGGGCTCCATCGCCGGAACCCTGCAAGCCGGGTATCTCAACCTTCAGTCCAAGAAGCTTGATGCCCTGTGCGCGGTCTTCAATCCAGTCTTTCCGGCTCTCAAGATCGTCGCGAATGCCACGAAGCAGTTCTTCAGCGATGCTGCCAAGATTGCTTTCGGCTACATCTTCTACAAGATTGCGAAACCAATCGGTTTCGTCGCGCTCTTTGGCATTATCGCCAATGGGCTTGCCATCCAAAGAGATTGTCAGCGACCCGTCTGGGTGTTCAATCTCCAGAATGTTCCCTTTTTCGTCTATCTTGTTGTTATCATTGCCTTCAATGATCTCAACCATGACATCATCGACACTCAGCGGCTCCTGTTCAGGGGCTGGTTGGCGCACATTCAAACCAAGACCGGGAACCATAGGCATTTGAGCTATTCCTTTGAAAGATCGAGCTTTTCCATTTCGGTGACAAAGCGTCGAATGCCTTCTTGGGCTGCCACTGTATCGGATTTTGCCAAGATTTCATAGACGCGAACGTAATCAAAGGGCGTTTGGCCCCAAACTTCAACTTTGAAGTTACCGATGGTGAACGGAGTTGGCTCCTTAATGGCGTCAACAACTGCGCTTGCTAGAATGCGAGACATGATTTCCCCTCTTTACGAGCCAAAACAATAGCTTAACTGCGTCAGGATGGATAGAGCGGTGACAAATTTCCGCGCCCTTCAAAGGAACGGGCATCCTGAACCTCAGACCGCCACTCATCCGACCGCAAAATTGACCCGGTGTCGCGCAGATGGCGCATTGCCATGCTCACGGTATCTACCAAATCGTCGTGTTTGCCTTTGGGGAACTGGCCGACTTGAGTGATTACCATCTCTGACCACTGTTTAAGTGGCGCGTAGACCAAGCCTTCCGCAAAAAGATGCTGAACGGAGTAGAGACGGGCCACCTTATCCTGCGACTTGGGGTCAAACATGGTCACGCCAAACTTCTCGTACCCGTACATCCGCCGAATTTCCTGAGCAACAGAGTGTCCTGCGGCTTTATTTTCAATCAGAAGCTGGTCAACCTTTAGGTCTCGGCATGTTTGTGCCACTTTTGACACGAGATCGTGCAGTTCATAGCGGCCCTGCCACGCATACATCAGCATGACCTTTGGTGACTCTTCCGTGTAGGACCGGGAGTAATTGACCAGACCGCCGCCGCGAAGGCCAGCTTGGTTTGGTGCCATGGCATTGACATCCTTAGAGAAAATTCCCCAGACGGTCATGGCTGACGGATCGTTTTCGGTCTTTGTGGTGTAGGCGGTATCCAGCGTGGCAATGATAAAATCCATATCGGGATACTTCTCGGCCTCCCACGGTTGCCACCATTCGCGTTTGATAATGCCACCGCCTTTGGGTGAGGGGCGTTGTTGAAGCTGACCGGCTGCTGACCACGGGCCAAGCTGCTTTTCCAGAATGGTAACTTCGCGGTCGCCAAACCGTTCCGGCCAAAGCAGGGTGTCTTCCCGCTTTTCTAGTTCTATCTCGGCTTCTGGGCTGGCGGGCATACGCTCGCCGTCATCGGCTACCACAACGAGAGAGGTGCCGTCCTCCAGCAACCCTCTGGGGTCTTCCCATCCCAGAGACGTAACGGAGTGTCTGCGCCATTCGTATTTCATGGGCAAGCAAAGGTGCGTCCACTCGCCAATGTCTTTTGACAGGATGTGGCCGGTCAGGTCTTCCTCACTAAGCCTCTGCTGAATAACGACAAACGCGCCAGTCTTGGGGTCGTTAAGGCGGGTTGAGAGCGCAGAGTCCCACCAGTCAATCGTTGTGGCGATGGTAGCTTCTGAGAATGCCTCTTGGGCTGCATTCGGGTCATCGACAACAATAATAGACCCGCCCTCACCCGTAAGAGCGGACCCGACTGAGGTTGAGAGCCGTGACCCGTTCTGATCATTGTCAAATCTCGTTTTGGTGTTTTGGTCAGATGTCAGGGCAAACCGGTCGCCCCACATGCTTTGATACCATGGGCTTTCAATTAGGCGGCGGCACTTCACGCTGTCACGCAGGGCAAGCTGCTGGGCATAGGAGGCATGAAGGAACTGAACGCCCGGCCCGGAGGTTGGCGACTTGGCGGGTTGGGTCCAAGTCCAAGCCGGAAACGCGCAGGATGTGATCGAGCTTTTGCCCATGCGGGGCGGGATGTTGATGATCAAGCGGCGGATGTCGCCATCGACAACTGCTTGAAGATGTTCAGCAATCGCTTCAATGGGCCAGCCTTCCGTAAAGGTGGAGGCGTCAATGTATTTCCATGAGTGCTTTAAGAACTCGTAGAGGCTATCTTCACAGTCTGCCCGGTCCAGTTCAAGAAGCTGGCGCTCAATGTCAATTTGTTTGCCGTCAAGATTGAGGGTTGTCATAGCTGTAAGAACCGTTTGATTATGTTGAAGATTTTGGAACGACGCGCCAAAGGCTGGGGCGGATATGCTCTGCGGATCATGCCAACAAGCGTAGCTTCAAGCTCAAGCTCGTCAAGCGGATCAAGTTCCAGTGGCTGTAGTGATCGCAGCATAAGGCCCCCTTTGCTAAAAAGAATATAGCTTGTCATGGATTATTTTGCTATAGTGATTGGGTTGGAAGGGGGTGTTCCATGCTCACACGCAGATTTATTCTTGGCGGGTTGATAGCCGCCCCTGCGGTCATAGCCGCTGACAAGCTTATGCCAGTACGGTCCATCATCAAGCCATACGCTACGGTATGGGGCGTTGGTTGGGACTTGGAGGTTGTTGAGCATGTTGTCTGGACGCCTAAAGACGCGCTTATGTTTTCTCGACATTGGGATACTGGGCTGGGCAAATTCCGTGAGGTAACGGAAGTGGTCTACACAAAGCCAATACCTGTACCTATGCCAATAGTGGGTTCCCCTACTCAAATGCCGGATAGGTTGATACCCGTTGACCCAATGGATCGGTTTGCTGGGATGCAGCGCGGAGTATGGAAAATGGTTCCCGTGCCATCGCCTGAGCATCCACATGCGGTCAGGTACGAGCCAGTGACAGTGTTTGATGATGCCAACGCAATGAGCGGGAAGCACCCTTTCATTCGCAAGCTCGATCTAAAAGAGCATTGCGGCGAAAGGCACACAGAGCATTTGGCTGAACTGGCGCGTAGTGTTTCACGTGAAACATCTTCATGCTAAATGCGGATAGGTGGCTGGGAAGACCAGTGAGGCCCTGTCTGATCAACAGAAGCTGAGATGCTGGACCTCTCGCCCAGCCCACCACAGCAATTGAGCGGTAGTTTAAGGCAAACGCCGGGTAGACCGGGGGTGTGGGTAGACCCCACTCGCTCAAACATTTGCCCTGCCAGTGTTGACCGTGCTGGCGCGTCAGGGGGTGCCGGAATGGGTCTGGTAACGGTCATACCCCATAGTGTTTCACGTGAAACATCCATAGGACCGAGTAACCCTAAATGCTGGGGTAGCAGGGAATGCCTCACTGTATAGAGAGTCAGGGTACAGCATGTAGGGGAGGTACCTGAGCAGAGCAATAAGGATTGGGGGAATTTTTTGGGAAAATTTTGGGGGGTATATGCGCTATTAAAAACCAATGTTTTTGGGAGATTTGAGGGGGCGTAATGAAATTTGGATATATGGAGAAATTTGAGGGGGAGGCGGGGAACCTAAACTGGCCGGGGGGCCTTTCCCCAAAGGGTTGTGGGGTCGGTCTCTGGCTGGGAACCAAACCGATCCTGCCAAAGCAAAGCTCTAGCAAATCCGTGTCAAAGCAAAGGCCAAGCACTCAACACTAACATAGCAACACGCAAAGGCTATGCTCAAGTCTAATGCAACCTGAGGTTGTACTACCCCCGTGTTTCTTGCCACCATTGCCAATCTCTCAACTCTGGGTTGTATTGACGTGCCAGACGCAACATGGCCTTAGCTATTGTTTCACGTGAAACATTGGTTCGCTATCTGTTCTTGCTATGTCCATTGGCACGTTTGGCAAAGGAACAAACAGTGTCCGTTTGTCGAACATTGATGCCCCGGCTACCCATATACCTGCCAATGCTAGACCCTATTCAGTGACGCTCTAAACAGTTCCTGTGAAACTGTATCACGGCAATGGCATCACCCATCAATGACAGTGCCTTTGCTTGAGCTTAGCAATAGCTCTCTCAGCTGCCCTCTTTGCTCAGGTGACAAATCATGCCCCGATATTGTCAAGTTATTGTTAGTAACCGTCATTACTGGCAGCTCTTTTTGCTTGTCGGCATATGCTTCTGGGCGCAAACGCTCTGCATATCTCCACAGAGAGTCTGTTAGCAGTTTGGCAGCCTGCACTGTGGCAGAGTCTACAGTGCCAGCACCCGATATTGCCTGAGCGTAAAGCTGCCGGGGCACGTCAAGAGCCTCAGACCATGTGTGATCTGCTAGCATGTGCTTTGCGCGCGTGAGGCTGGCACGACAATAAGCAGCCTCTGCCGCATCCCCATCAGCTCTCTGTGTCCAGTCCCAGAATGTTGTGGGCGCAATGCCCTCAACTGCCAGAGCCTCATTCTGAGTCTTTCCTGCTGCCATGTGGGCCAGCACCCTATCAAACCTCTCTCTTGTATATGTGTATTTCCTGCCTGCTCCCTCTCTTCTCTCTCTCTCTGCCTTTAATGATGGCAATGCCCCTGTTAGAGCAGCGTTCATTTGCTGCCCTGTGAATCGTTCTGATTTCAACGTGCCAGAGGCTGTGCGCGATGCTGCTTTGCCTGCCATGTATCTGCCCCATCCATGCCTTTGATATTGTTCACATAATACCATAACGGCAGGCCCATCACATGACCATTTGACACATATAGAAGAAAATGCCATATTTTCTGTGCAGGGGCATTGTGCCCTGCTTATAGCAATGCTCAAGTATAGGAACGTTACATGACACAGGAACAAACCACACAGCTGCAAAACATTGCAGAGTTTCAGCAAATGATAGCAGACGCTCTGGCAATTCTGGCAGACGCAAATGCCGTCACATGGCGCAACACATATGCAGATGAAAATGCAGCCCTGCTTGAATCGGCAGCCTGTGAGGCAAAAGCACTGGCACAAACCATCCAAACCATCATTAAAGCAGCCTAACACAACCACAGCAATACAGGAATCAGTATCATGGCAAACACCCGTTATCGTTACGATCAAACCGGAAAATCAGCATTGCGCTCTGCTATCACTTCACATGCAGGCTGGGCTGCCCTCAAAACACAACATGACTTAAGCAGCGCAACGCTCACAGTTGAATTGATGGAATCTCTGGCATCAATGCTGGGCATTGATTGCAGTCAATATGGGAATGAGAAGGGAAACACGATGCGCTCGATACCCTCAGGTTATTATTCTGCCCAGCCCAAACCGAAAACAGTTGAACCGTCAATTATTGCAGACCTCAAGATTCGTCTGGAAAATGCCAGAGACTTTGCACAACAAGCAGAGAGAGAGCGTTTTTATGATATTTGCTCCACCATAGCAATTAAGCAGGATGGATGGGCCACAGAAAAGCAGAGGGCCACATTACTGGGCATTGTTATCAGGGCAGAGGCTGTGCGTTCTGGGGCATTGCCTGTGACAACAGAGCCTGTGCAGCCTGTGAACGTGCCAGAGCCTGCCCAGCCCATCCAATGGCAGCCCCAGCCCCATCCTGCACCCGTTGCAGGCTCTGTGCAGGCAGCACTGGACATATTGCAGGGCGCATTGCAGCAGGCCCAGCAGGCCCCTGCACTTGATGAATCCCGTATCATTGCACTGATTAAGCAGCACAGCAGCAGCCCTGCCACAGTTAACATTAACCTCACCACACCCGCAGGGCTGAAAACTGCGGCAGGCGTTCTGGCACATCACAGGATGCCCCTGCTTATCGCTGCAATGCAGGCAAATGTGAACGTGATGCTTGTTGGCCCTGCTGGCACAGGCAAAACACATGCCGTAAAGCTTGCAGCAGAACTGCTTGAACTAGACTTTAAGTTTACAGGGGCCATTGATTCACCTTACAAACTTACAGGATTCACAGACGCTCAGGGCAGAGTAGTGAGAACGCCTTTCCGTGATGCAGTAGAACATGGGGCTGTGTTTTTGCAGGATGAGGCAGACGCCTGCCTGCCGGGTGCTTTGCTGCCCATCAATGCCGTTGCATCCAATGGTTTGTGTGATTTTCCTGATGCCATCATAAATGCCCATGAAAATTTTAGACTTATCATGGCATGTAACACTTTCGGCAGAGGGGCCGATAGGCAGTATGTGGGCAGGAATCAGCAGGATGCCGCAGTGCTCGACAGATATGCCGTTCTCACATGGGACACAGACTCCGCACTTGAGGCAGGATTGCTGGGCCTGCCCCGGCCTGCCAATGCCCCAGAGCCTGCCAAAGTGCAGCCCATCACAGATGCAGCACAGATGCAGAGAGAGGCAGCCCTGTGGCTTGCACGGGTGCAGACAATCCGTTCCAGAGTTGAAAAGCACAAGATTCGGCATGTGGTATCACCCAGAGCCTCTGTGATGGGCGCAAAACTGTTACAGGCAGGCTGGGCATGGAATGAGGTAGAAGACGCCTGCATTTTTAAAGGCATTGATGCAGACACCCGCAACAAGCTTGAAACCGTTTAATAGGGGCCAAACATGAACCATCAGACCATACACTTTGATTCTCTTGAGGCTCTAATTAGAGCCTCACAAGAGGATTCACGCTGGGCAGACCGCGAGTCACGCTCTGGCACGTTTGCTTTTTGCGGCACCCATTCCCATGCAGATGCCTGCACATTGGCACTGCATGGATGGGCAGAGGGCCTGCAAAAGATGCAAGCAGCCCTCAGTGCTGTGCAAGCAAGTAATACTGCCACAGGCCCAGCCCCAGCCTATCTGTTAGATGTTGCGGGTGCTTATCCCCATGCAGCGATAGCAGCATCAGGTGATGCCTTTTGCATGATGGCCCCGACTCCAGTCTCAGAACGTGCCAGACCCATCCTGAGAATTGCAACAAGCACAGCACTTTCAGCAGCGTTTGAGCCTCAAGAGGTGTTTGCATATGGGTCTGGACTAGTCGCAATTATTGACGCTCTGGAAAGCACAGGATTCTCAGTAGAATTGCAAAGCATACGTTGCAATGTGTCTGTGAATGGTGGCAGCGGAAAAGATAGGCTCACCATCACAACCATAATCAAGAGGGCGGGTGAGCCTCTTGATTTAGAGCGTTTGGCATTTTGTCTGGGCAGCGCAAGCTTTAACAGACGCCTACACTTTGGAGTTGTTGAGGCGCGATGCCCCTCAGAACTCTGGAAAAGCACATACGGCAGCGCACAGCAGCCCCTGCATGGGCAGGATATAGAGCATGATGTCTGCCTATTGCCGGGGCCAATGATGTTTGGCCCCGGCAGCCCAGAACTAGCTAGTCCAGAGGCTGCCTTTAAGGCAATGCAGCCCAAAGTGCTTGAACTGCTTGCAGACCGATATGCAAATTTCCCCAGCCTGATTCATCTAGCAGCCTGATGGGTCTGCCGTGCAGTGCAGCCCCTCACCTGGGGCTGCATCACAGGGCAGATCACAAGCAGGCCCTCTGCCCCAGAATACAGGGGCAGCACCACATGAAAGGCAGATCAATGGGAAACACAGCAAAACGCACAGGGGCAGGATTCATAGGTAAGCAGCCCCTATTCGCTCTGGGGCATGTAATGGCGACTCCGGGTGCAATGGCCCTGCTGCAACATGACACAGACTTAACAGGGCTGCTTATTACGCGCCATGTGCTTGGCGACTGGGGAAACGTCGACTCAGAAGACTGGGCCACAAATAACAGTGCCATCAGGATGGGGAATCGCATTGTAAGCAGTTATGAACTGCATGGGGCTGGGACTGTGTGGCTTATCACAGAGGCAGACCGCAGCAGCACCACACTGCTGCTGCCATCAGAATACTGAGATACAGGGCAGCCCCTATCCTGTGAGGGCAGGGGCTGCTTATTGCTCAGATACCGTTGCCACGCTATTGCCAAGCCTAAGCTTTGTTATTGCAGTGATACTGTTGCGCTGCTATTGCCAAGCTTGTGCTGTTACGTTAATGCCAAGCCTATGTTGCCACTATTGCCAAGCACATGTTGTTATTGTCAAGCTTGTGTCAACACAACCATAGCAATGGCAATGTCAAACACTGGTTGACACGAAAACCCCCGGTCATTTCGTGCGCGGTCGGTCGCGGTCGGTCGGTCGGTCGATGGTCGCGGTCGATTGGTCGGTCGGTCGATGGTCACTGGTCGGTCGGTCGCGGTCGATTAACCTTCCGGTCGATCCAATCGGTCGCTAAGGCCACCCCCATAATGGCAATGGGCAGAAACATGAATATGCCAAGCGCGATATACATCTTTAGGTCGTCGGTCATTTGATTAGCCTTTCGGTCGGTCGGTCGAAAAAAAATCAATTTAATTCAAAAAGCCTCTTGCTAAATGTCCAATGGTCGGTTATGTTCAATTCATGCCCAAGACGGGACAGGAGAAAACAGATGGAAAAATACAACGGTTGGACCAATTACGCCACTTGGCGGATCAATTTGGAAATCTTTGACGGGTCGGACATGAGCGAAATGTTCTCTGACCTGTTTGAAACAGGTGACAGGTCAAGCTTGGCTGCGGCTTTGCGGGAATATGCGGATGAAATCATCGAACGCACCAGCGAACCGGGTCTTGCACGGGATTACGCTTTTGCTTTTATGCAGGGCGTCAACTGGCACGAAATCGCCGGTCATATGATAGAAGATTATGAGGGAGAAAAGGTCGATGGTTGATTTACCCAAGCACATAGCGGATATGTGCGGCCTCATAGACGATACAGAGGTCATTCTGGGATGGGGGCGCACTACGGTGCGTAACCCTGTCCAGACAGCCAAAGACAAAGATGGGTGCTATACCATCGTATATAGGGGAGAGACGGTCGGCTGGATCACTCCTATTACAGTTCATAGCAAGAATGGTCATAAGTACCGGGCCGTATCGGTTCACGGTGCTTTCAAGCATACCTACGGCGTTGACAGTGCCAGAGAGTTCATCATGGAAGAGTACGCATAATGCGTGTCACCCCCATACGCGCCAGCCAAGCCGTGTCACGGTTTCCGCAGCGCACCCAACAGATACAAAAAAGGACACCCCATGGAAAAGACGCTTATAGATCATCCCGCTCAATGGATGCACATTGTCAAGAACAGGCTATCTACGGAAACGGGTCAGGTTTATATCAACCAGACGTTGGCATTAGAGTTTCACACTTGGGCGGTAAAACAATCTTTGCTTGAGGGACTCAAGTGGGGTTTTGGCGCCGGTCTGTTGTTGGCCGTCATTCTGGCAATCTTTGTCAAGCTTATGGTGATGTGATGGCAATTCTCCCACATAGTTCCGCCCCGTGGCGCGTTGAATGGGTCGGAAACTCGATCTACATCAAGAGCGGCGACAGCGACAAAGCCATTTGCCGGGTTATGTCACACCGCAGCAAAGACAATCTGAGTTTGCTGCTACATGCGCCCGGCCTTCTGGACGCATTGGAAGCCATCATTTACGCCGATAGTGCTGGCGATGGCGCAGCCTTAGAGGACGCGATCTACGATGCAATAACCGTTGTCAAACGAGCCAGAGGGGAATGACATGCGAGCTTATAGCTTAGAAATCACAGAGAAAAACGGCAGATCAAATACATCGCTCGAATTTGACACGGACGGATGCACCCACTTTGTAGTGCGAAACTTCAAGCCAGATGCGAAGGGTGAATTTTGCGTCATCAGCGTAGCAATGGAAGTCGATGATGTCAGGGCCATGATAGAATTTATGGAAGTCTTCCTACACGAACATGAGCTACAGAAGGAAAAGGAGAAACTGGGGGCTTAGGCCCCCTTTTTTATTTGTAATAAGCCAATCGCTGGCGCAAATGATTGCCAAACGATGATTTGGCACGAACGTCGTCTTGCAGGTTTCTGCCAAGCTCATCAAGCTCTTCCTCATCCCATGTTGGCATACGCAAACAGCTTGCGTATTTGCTACGCAGTTTGCCCAAAACATATTTGCGGCGCTCTGGCACTGAAGCCAGCAATGTTTTGCCAAGTATGCTGTTGCACTCGATACAAGCGGGGTACTTGCGAAGGTTAAGCATGTTTCTTGCTTTTTCGTCCAAAGAGTTAACATGCACCAATGGCGGTATATGGTCATGCCCAGTGGATTCTTGACCGCAATAGACACACGGATCGCCAATGCGGCCAATCGTGTCATAGCTACAGTCATCAATTACAAACGTCCGCCTCTTGTGGATCGTCATTTGCCACACCCCTGCCAATCTTAGCGAAAGCAGCCTCTCGCTTGCGGTGAGCCTTCAATCGGCAATAGACGCAACAGTACCTCTGCCATTTCCTTTGCAGGGCGCGTTCTTCCCCGCAAGATTTACACAGAAAGGTCGGTTTTTCTTTTGCCATTTTAAGCCCCAATGCTGCGTATGATAACGCATTTAGCTACCCATGTCTACCTATTGGCATTAAAGGCTGCCACGGGCCTCCGCTGCTGATTTATCGGCCAGATAGAAATCATTCCAGTCTGTTCCTGCAATTTGCGGGATCATAACCTTCGTCCTGCGCTTGAACTGGACTTCTAGCCGGTTAGCTAATTCATAAGCTTTAGCTTGCCCGGTGTAATTGGTGTCATTGTCACCAAACACTACAATCTCATGCGCTTCCTCTGGGGGTCTCCATTTGGCAAGCAATCCACCGTTAACGCAGGCCCAGACAGGTATGCCAAGAAGAAGGCTGGCAGATAGGGCCGTTTCAATCCCTTCTGCTACCCCCATGATTTCTGCTGCTGGCATAAGCCGGATGGCACAACCTTCCGGTAACTTGCCCGGCATAACCTTCTTGGCCGGGCTAAGATCAGCCTTCCTCCCGTCTCGCGTCAAATATGTCATGTGAAGATTGACAGCGACATCGTTCCACCCAACCACCTTAGCAACCATCGCGGGGTGACAGTTTTTGTCGCCAGAATGAAAAACACCATCTGCTTCTCGTAGATACTGGACTTGTGGGGGGCTGCCCCCCAATCTGGCGCGTAAGTATTTGGCGACAGGCGAAATGTCAGCGATTGGCTTCGATGATACCCAAACCCTTCGCATGGCATCCAGTTGGCGCTGCTCCTCCATGTCTGGTCCTTTGCGCTCAAACTCGTTGGGTGTCCCCATAACGGTGGCGATATGGTCGGCAATCTCCCGAAAGCTCTTGCCGGTTACTCGACGCGCCAGATCGAACCCGTCGCCGCCCCCGCATTGGGAGCAAATGAACCCGCCGCCATCGTTCTGGTTGTCCCACCGGAATCGGTCCTTCCCCTCACAGATCGGGCAGGGGCCGTGCTTGTTGACCAGAAACCGGCTATCAACCCCCAAGCTGGTAAGAAGGTGACGCCAATTCCCTTTCGCTACTGTTCCAATGTGGCTCATTTGGGCGGCTCCGGTATTGGCATCCAATGCGTAGGTTCGCGTTTTTGATAAAATGTTTGCTCAATCCACCACATTCCGCCCGCAAAGCACCCGATGAGAATGCCCCCATCCTCAACAAGCACCAGCACCTCAGTATCGTCCTTTGGCGCAGTCTCTATCGGTTGCCACAACGGGCGCTTGCAACTGGCGCAGATATAGCGGCTCTCTTCGATCTTGCGCTCCCAACTGGCAGAACCGCAGTGGCATTTTGCTGGCTCAGTCATGCTTTCCTCCTGCTAAATGTGTTGCCAGCTTTGGCGCGTCTGATATTCCGGTGCCTGATCCATCCATCAACATCCATCGAAACCATCTGTGACGGCCACGGATGCAATGCGCCTTCTGGAAACCTGCCAAACTTGTCTTTGAATGCGTGGGCCGCCCATCCAGTTTTGTAGCCCCTCAGATCGGCATATCGGATAAGCTCGCTGTACCATCGCTGTAGCTCGGCCTGTGACGGCGCAGATGTTTTGACAACACCGCCCCGGCCAATCTCGTAAAGCTCGCCATTCGCGGACTCAACCTTATTCTGGGGGGCAGCTTGGAACCCACAGGCTGGACACTTCACGGCTTTGGGTGGCTTGAGGAAGTGGCATTGCCCGCACTCTTTGGGCAGAGGCGCTTTCCTCTCGACTGTCGCCTTATTGGCAGAGCCATCGTGAAGCTCAAATTTATGGATGTCCGTGACAAAGCCAAGCCTAAGCGTAGTGTCACTATGATCCAAGATCAGGCAGTGATCCTTACCGTCAGCCGTTCTCAAGCCCCTGCCAATCATTTGCGTGTACAGGATTTCTGATTTGGTAGGACGCGCCAGAATGATGCACCGAACGTCTGCGTCAAACCCGGTTGTCAGAACACCCACATTGCAGATGATCTTCGTCTCGCCTGTAGCGAACCGCTCCACGATAGCGGCGCGATCCCCCAGATCGGTGTAGGCGTCCATATACTCGACCGAAACCCCAGCGTCTTTGAACTGTGTCTCGATGTGCTTGGCATGTATCCTGTTCACCGCAAAACAGATGGTTGACCGGCCTTCGCCCCGCTCCAGCCAAGTTGACACGATGTCAGCGACCAGATGGCCCTTATCCATCGCTTCGCCAAGCCCTTTGATTTCGTAATCGCCCAGCTTCGTCTTGACGCCAGACAGATCAGGATGCGCCGGGGCATAGCACTTGAAGTCCGACAGGTGCTTGCGCTCGATCAGTTCCTCAGTCGTCGTCCCAATAATGAGCTTGTCCCACCGACCAGACGCCCCCATCCCCTTTGCCCATGGGGTTGCTGTCAAACCTACGAACGGGACGCCCTTCCACTCAGGGCGATTCATCCAGTCGTCGTATAGCTTGAACATGACATGGCATTCGTCAATGATGACAAGATCAGCCTGCGGGATGGTTCGACGCGCCAGTGTTTGGATGGAACAGACCTGAACAGGCTGCGTCCAGTCTGTCATCTCGTGCTGGCCCTGCATCACGCCAATGTCGAAGATGGCGTTCGCCCTGAACCGCTCTACCGTCTGGTCTATGAGAGAAAGCGCGGGTACGCAGAACAAAACCCGCTTTTCTTTCTGACGCGCCATGTTGACGATGGCGGCAGCGATGACCGTCTTACCGGCTCCCGTGGGAGCTTGGACCACCGGCCTTCTGGCTCCTTCTAGCAGAGCTTGTTTCAGCCGTTCAATAGCTGTTTCTTGATAGTCCCTAAGTTTCATTGTCAAGCTCCTGTTTCGCGTATTATCTCCTATATACCTATTATCTCCTTCTACTGGCTCGTATTAGGAGATATTAGGTAATAGGTTAATGTCTGATAGGTTACAGTCCAGATTCTGGACCTATGTAAGTCCAAGTTCTGGACCATGCTATGAGGGGGCATTTAGAACATAAGCGTTGCTTGTGCGGTGCCCCCCACGATACCTTTTCACCTTTGTGATAAGGCCAAGCTCAACTAGCTTGTTAAGGTTCTCGATGAGAGTTGATCGCTTGATCCCGGTGTCGCGAGACAGGGTTGCCAGCGACGGCCAAGCTTTGTTGGCGTCGTCAGCATAGTTGGCAAGAACCAGAAGCGTGAACTTCGCCTTTGTGGGGGCAATCTGTTTGATCGCCCAAGCCATAGCCTGAAATGACATAGTACACCCTATATGTGGCGTATAGGGTTGCTAAAAAGACGGAAAAAGACTATTAGCCTTAATCGTCTCCTACTGCCCTATACAGTTTGGAGATATGCCATGCCGCACCCTGCATGGTTAGTTTAAGAGACCCGCTGGATTCGCCCCCAGCGGGTCTCTGTCTTTTCATACTACTGTTTCTGTAGCGACTCAAGCGCGATGAACACCATGCGCGGGAACGACCTGTCCCCACTTAGCCACCGATAGATCGTTCGCTCTGACACCCCCAGAAACTCGGCTATGTCCACCTTCTGCATATTCAGGGAATTAATTACCTCTGCGAGCTTTTCTTTGTCCGCTTTCTTGTACTTCACACCCATTTTCATACTCCCATTTGAGACCAAAGGCCATTTATTTCTGACCTTCTGTCATTTTTCAAGCGATTTTTTTGCATTTATGATTGCTTCCTTATTTTTCTGAACCCATTTAAGCGTATTTAACGCAGCCTCCATCTTTGGAAGCCGTGCTTCTGTTTCTGCCAAGATTTCTGCTGGGCGCTCCCCTTTGTTGACGTACCGTTTGACAGTACTGACCCAACTGCGATGATTGTTTACGGCGTCTTCCAGAGCCGCCACTTGCTCGTCTATGCCTATCTTCATCGGCCCACGAACGACGTGTTCTCAACTTTGTCTGCCCGGAACCGATACCAACAGCAGTTGTCCATGCCAGTGTTTGGGCTGTCTGGTATCCATTTCACCCTGCCAACTGCTACGATGTAGTCGCAGAACTTGAGGTAGGGCGCTGCTTGGCGCGTAAACATCCAGTCACTGTCAAACAGTAACCAAGTCGGTGCCAAGATGGAACACCGCTCGATGATCTGGTGAAGCGGCTTCCTGTCCCATGGCGGATTGGTGATGATCGTTTTGGCTCCCCTCAGATCATCCCTACAGATAAAAGAGGCGTCATGCTGCCAAACGTCATCCGACTGTGGTGCCACATCGAACGCAGAAGTGCATTTGTGACCATGAGCCTCCAAGTGACGCGCCAGATCGCCAGCACCAGCACAGGGTTCGCAGAACTGCGTTCGCGGCCACAAGCAATCCAGTAGAGGCGTTACAGCCTCTGGGGGGGTGGGATAGAAATCTAGCTTCTTCCTGTCAAAGTCTGATCGCTTACCCATTGGCGCGTCCTACTCCAGATAGTCTGAGATCATTGTCTTAAGCAACAATCCCATAAACAGGATGGCGCTGACACTGGCGACAATGACAACGCCCGTAACCATTGTGAAGCATATGTTAATTAGCGTTTGCATGTAGTCAGTCATTTGTCCCCCACACGATTTCTTGTGCCACAGCGATGGCGGTTGCGATTGCCATCACAACGATGGCACAGGCGAATACAGCCTCTAATGATTCAGTCATTTTTCCCCTCCAGTGCTTTGCGGGCAAACATTTTTAATGCTTCAGCGTTTGGTGGTGCTGGCACCTCACAATGCACGATGATTGCCCGCAACGCCGCCTCCAGCTTCTCGATGCGGTCGGCGGCTTCCGGCCCATCGGGGTTCCGCATTTGACTGACATGCCCGCCTTCAAATCGTTCCAAAATAACTTCATAGCGCAGCCGCTTCACAAGATCGTTGGTCATAGCCCGTCTCCTTCGGCAAAATCCAGTTCGACTTTGATGCAGGCGATGCGGTTTGCCGTAGCATATGCGTCAGCACTTTGTTTGCTGTCAGCGGTGCGGCATGTGTCGTCATACACATTCACCCACACCGTCCGCTTGTGGCGGGGGCGGACTTCGATGAGGTCTAAAGGCTGGATTTCCTGATAGAGATCTACCTTTCCATATTTCGTCCAAGAAAGTGAGATCCACCCTTCTACGAAGCCATCCCAGTAAGCGCCGTGAATAGACTTTTTGCCCTGCCCATCTACCGCATAAATGCGAACTTTTAGACCATTGCGGGTGCTGTACATTTTAGTTATGTCGATCATTTCTTTTCCTCTTTGTTAGGCTTCCATTGCGGAAGGCCAATGTCGTCTTTTGCGATTCCATAGATGTACCCGACGACCCACCATTTCCTTCCTTCGTCGTACTCTGCCATCAAATGTACTCGCGTAGAATAATCATTAACGCTGAACCGATAGAAGCTATGATCTCCATCATTAAATCTTTTCACAAAATCTAGATTTAGCAATTCATCAAGTGTTTCAAATTCCGTCGTTACCGGATCAAATCCAGACACGAAGTTTGGTATGTGCTGCTTAATCGTTCCCATCACCATTCCCCTTTATAGATGTCACGCAGCACATGCCACATCATGTAAGTGAAAATAACCACTGTTCCGCCTATCATAAACAGCGCCCAGATAATGAAGATCAGTTGGCCCAGCACCTTAAGGTAATCCATCATTCTTCCCCCATCAACATTTCAACTTTCGTTCTGTTCTCGTCGTCCAGATAGTAGCCAATGCCAGTGATCGTGTAGAACTCTATGCCATGCTCACGCAGTTTCTTTCGCAATTTGTGCATCGCTACTTTGACCCTATGGTGGGCGTAGTCCTCACCTTCACCTCTGCCCAAACGGCCTGTCTCCGAACCAATGGCATCAAGAAGGGCGTAGGTAGCTGTGCGCCTGCTATAGAGGCCCATCAACAGAGCAGCGTGTTGGCGTGGCAGTATGCGAAGGAACGGATTATCAGCGGGAGCTATAGCTTCTCGAAGTTGGCGAAGTTCTTCTTCCAAAATGGATATGCGCTCATACAGGTGATCCGTGCGGCTAGAGTGATCCATGTCAGCGTTTCCCCCTCCAAATGTCATCGACCATCTTCACAATCTTGGCGCGTATTGTTTCGTCGGTGATGTTTTCCAGTGCCAAAGCTTCGACGGCTCGCAGAGTGTCTTCCATTTCGCTAAGAAGCTTTTCACTGTTAAGGTAATGCTCATACCACCTGTCATTCTGAGCTTCGTAGTAGTTCTTCGTTCTCATTGGGCACCTCTTCCATCGTTTGTATTGTCACCTGACACTCTGGGCCTTCATCGACCCATTTCATTTCCATCCATTCACATAAGCAGTCATCCTGTATGATGTTTTGGCTCACCAGAATGTCGCTTATTGCCTTCTCCAGATTTCCTAAATCACGTTTTCTCTTGTCGGGGCGAACTGCCAAGATCGTTAGCTTGTACGCGCCAATGACCTTCTTACCTTTCGCCTGTCCTGCCAACTGCCACATAGCGGCTTTACGCCATGCCACATACTTGGGAGACCTGTAGACGCCCCCTCCCTTAGTCGCTCTCCATAGGCGGTTCACTGACGGGGGGAAGGGAAGCGATAGTACTATCACTGCTTGAAGTCCTTCTGCGAGCGATCACCATGGCAAGATAACGGCATACCTCTGGCTCTGGAAGCTTCATTTCCGTAGCTATGTCGGCTGTGTTCATTTGGAGGTTCCAGAAGCCTTCTATGTAAAGGTCTGGACGGATTCGATAGGGGTGCATCCCAGTAGTGATAGCGATGTATTTCACATGCTTGGCTGGAATCATCTTCCAATTTGCGACTGCCCGATTTGTGATGCCAAGCTTCTCCGCAAGCGATTTGGCTGTACCAAAACGGCGAAGGACTTCCATTAGGGATGCGTCTCTATCTAGTCTCATGGGCTAACCATGCCGGTGTTTTCAACAGAAGTCAAGTAGGGGGTTGACTTGTTCAGCCAAGAGAGTATGTATGGGGAACCCTACTACGGGAGAAGAGAAATGAAACTGATACCGATTGAATACAGGATAGAGGACTACGAACTGCCGGATCACCTGTTTGTTTCCGGCATTCTCTACATCGAAATAGACGAGACAGACGATCTTCCCTATGTCTGGGGCTTCGATCTGAATGCCCGCAACGAAACCACAGGCCGCACAGGCGGCTATCACTTCGCTTCTAACCTCAAGCATAAAGACCCCAACTGTCTGGAAATTCAGAAGTTTTTCCACAAAGACAAGAAGCTGATGGATGACATATTCGATGACTGCGCCCGTGAAGGCATGTGGTCCTAACAGGAGACGAACCGATGAAAATGAGTGAAAATATCGCAGAGCTTGCCGTCGCTCTATCCAAAGCGCAGGGCCAGATTGAGGATGCTACGAAGGACGGCATCAACCCGGCCTTCCGCTCCAAATACGCTGATCTTGCTGCATACCGCGCAGTGATTCGGGAGCCTCTGGCAGTCAATGATCTGGCTATTATGCAGCTTCCCCGAACTCGCCCCGGCTATGTCGAAGTCGAAACGATCTTGGTGCATAAATCCGGTGAGTTTGTCTCTGAGACGCTGGAGATACCTGTCTCGAAGTTTGATGCTCATGGCATTGGTTCTGGCATTACCTATGGCCGTCGCTATGGCCTCATGTCGATCTTGTGTCTTGCCGCCGTCGATGATGATGGCAACGCTGCCGTCGAGAAGGCCCCGGCCCAGCCAGCAAAGAAAGCTGAACCGACTACGCCAAAGATGAGCAAAAAGGAAATCACAGAACTGGCTGCACTCATGCAGTCCGTTGCTGAACAGGGGCTAGAGGCGCTGACATCTAAGTGGCGCTCTCTGGATGCAGACCAGCGTTCCGTCTTTGATGCGGATGCTGTGGCTGATTTGAAGAAGATTGCTGCTGACGCAGATGCAGCTAAGAAGGAACTAGAGTGATGGCACCTAAAAGAATCCCTATACCTATCCGCATCATAGAGAAAGTTTCCAAAGAAGGGGGAGCCTGCTGGCTTTGGAGCGGATGCTGTGGGAACGATGGGTATGGGGTGATGGGGGTGGGCCGCAAGCAGAAGCGCGTCCATCGTATGGCATACGAGTGTTTTGTCGGGCCAATACCTGATGGAATGCTTGTATGCCATACATGCGATGTTCCAAGATGCGTAAACCCTGACCATCTTTTTTTGGGGACGCCGAAAGATAACACCGCCGACATGGTGAAGAAAGGCCGGAAGCCCATAGTTTCAAGAGACTTGCACCATAATTCAAAGCTTACGAGCGATCAGGTTAAAGACCTTATAAGGCTAAGGGATTCCGGCAAAAAATTGCAGGAACTGGCAAGCGTGTATGGGATCAGTTTTGGAACAGTAAGTCAGATTTATCTAAAGGAGGCAAAAAGTGGAACAGGGAACATCTGAATGGAAATTGGCTAGATGCGGGAAAGTGACAGCTTCTCGTGTTGCCGATGTAATCGCAAAAACAAAATCTGGATATGGTGCGTCTCGGGCTAACTATATGGCAGAGCTGATTTGTGAACGGCTTACGGGAATGCCGACAGAAGGCTATACATCTGCGGCTATGCAACACGGCATCGACACCGAACCGATGGCGCGTTCTGCCTACGAGAGTGCTGTAGGCGCTTTGGTTGTCGAAGCCGGGTTCGTCCCCCATAGAGTCATTCACATGTCTGGCGCGTCTCCTGACGGGCTTGTGGATGATGATGGGCTTATTGAGATTAAGTGCCCTCAAACAGCAACCCACATCGACACCCTCCTGTCGGATGCTGTGCCATCTAAGTATATCATCCAGATGCAGTGGCAGATGGCGTGTACAGGCCGCAAATGGTGTGACTTCCTGTCATACGACCCGCGCCTCTCAGAGAACATGCGCTTGTTCGTCAAGCGTGTGCCCCGTGATGATGCTTTCATCGCAGAACTAGAACGGGAAGTGATGAGCTTCCTTAGTGAATTGGAAGACAAGCTCCGCAAGCTAAAGGACAAGTACGATGGCATTTGAGAAACGCGACTTGAGCGGTGCGCTCTTCAAGAACCAGAAGCCCATGAGCGACAAGTCTGCCAACCTGACGGGCAATGCGCTTGTCGATGGTGTCGAGTATTGGGTGAGCGGTTGGACCAAGACCCGTGACAATGGGGAAAAGTGGATCAGCATGTCATTTAAGCGGAAGGAAGCACCAACCATTCAAGCATCGAAGGCGACATCCTACGATCTTGATGACGATTCGATACCTTTTTGAGGCGTTCTAGTGGACGTTTTAACCCCCAAAGGACAGGTAACGCGCCAACAGGAAGAGCGGGCCGCAGCTATCTGGGCAAAGCACTTCCCGGCGTATTCCTACGTCCAGACCCCAAAGGACAATCCTGCAATTGTCGATGCCGTCTTAAGCGTTGATAATGTCATCAAAGGTGTCGTTGAAACAAAATGCCGTGAATATGCCATGGCAGAGTTTCGGGGCAGATTTGAGAGCAAATGGATGTTCACATATGAGAAGCTGGTAAAGTGTGCTGACATTGCTTCCGGGCTGTCAGTTCCCCTCATTGGTTTTCTCTATATCGTGCCAGAAGATACGCTTCTGTATCAAAAGCTTTGGGAGCCAAAAACTGGATGGCTGTGTGACATGCACATTCGACCAGTGAAAATGCAAGCAACTGTCAATGGTGGCACGGCAGTCAGATCAAGCGCCTTCATCGACATGAGAAACGCTTCTGTACTGAAAGGGGAATAGTATGGACCACGACATCCCAATCTCTGAGCAATACCGTGTGGTGGCAAAGGCTTGGGTTGACGCCGACTCCGCTGCTAACCTTTTGGAAGAAACTAAATCCGCAGTGCTGGCGCGTATGATGTTAGCCTGTGGTGACATGCCAGTTAGCCGGGCAGAAATGCAAGTTAAGGGGTCCGACGACTGGCGTGAGTTCGTAACGAAGATGGTGGAGGCGCGGGAAAAAGCGGCTCTGCTAAAAGTGAAGTTGGAATACATCAGGATGAAGTTCCACGAGTGGCAGTCCGTAGAGGCGTCACGCAGAGCAGAAATGAGGTTATGACATGAGCGAGCAGCTAAAAGACACTCTTGATGAAGTGCTGGAAAAGATCACAGAAGTCCTCAAGAAGGCAAAGGAAGTAGCTGACCTTCATACAAAGATTGACGGCTTGTTAGGGGAGCATGAGTTTGCTGTCAAAATGAGCCTGTTAAATATGTGTCTTGCCAAGACCATCTTGGAAGAGTCAGACGACTTTGGTGAGGCTATGGCTTACGTCGCTCGCATTAGTCATACGCTGGTTGAGGCTATCGACAAGCAGGTAGAAAAGCAGCAGTCAGAAGAAGATGGTGAGGAAGAAGACGAGCCAGAAGAGGCGGGGCCAAAGCATTGATAAAGCGCGTCCGCATAACAGCAAAGGGCCGGGCCGACATATTCCTGTCGCGGGGTGGCACATGCCATCTTTGCAACATGAAAGTCGTCCCCGGCGAAGAGTGGGATGTCAGTCACGATATACCTCTTGAAGCTGGCGGCAAAGACGATGCAACTAATTGGTTCGTTGCTCATCGCAAGTGCCACCGGGTTCATACTAGCACTGTTGACATGCCCCTGATCGCTAAGGTTAAGCGTGTTCATCAAAACCACATTGGAGCAAAGCCAAAATCCAAGAATCCAATCCCCGGTAGTAGGGGATCACAATGGAAGCGAAAGATGGATGGCACAGTAGTAAGGAGAGAGCCGTGAGGTTTTTAATCACAATGAACATGCCAGCCTACGAAGGCAGTCTGGTCCAGCAAATCACTGTCGATGTCCATGAAGCTGAATCACTCAAAGATATGTGCAACATGATGAACCGTGATGAGTTCGTTATTGGGCATCAATGGTATCGGTTGAAAGACCGCTACACGGAGGACTGGACATGGCAAGATCGCGGTGATGTCATCATCAACACGGCCCATATCGGCAAAGTAGTAGAGTTCTTAGAGTTGGGGGAACCAAGACGAGACCCCCCGTCTGACAAACGAGTAGGAAGCTTGCGCGGCCCAATCAGGCCCGGTGGGCGTAACATCTAAGGGGAACAACAATGGACTATTGCCATATCATGCACGAAGCTGCCAAAACCTTCAATGATCGGAACCCAAAGTATGGCGACATGAGAGCCGGAATGGACAGGGTGGCTGACATTGCAACCCTCATCACCGGGATACATTTGACGAGCCATGATGTGGCGCTTGTGCTTCATGCTGTCAAACTGTCACGCCTCAACAACGACCGGAGTAATCCTGACCACTACATCGACGGCGTTAACTATCTGGCATTCGCTGGCGAGTTGATCCAGCCGGTGGAGATCGCACAGCCATCTGCTTCTGCCCCGCCCGTTGACATCAAGTCTCTTGAGGATGGAATTGCAGACATTGCCGCACGGTATGCTGCTGACAGAGAGGTATCTGGATTGTAAAATCAACGGTGGCGATTGGCAGTCAGTCGCCACCAATCACAGGAACAAAAACATGATCTCCAAAGCTACAGAAAACGAAAAACTAGTCATCAAGATGTGGGAAGACGGGAAGACCGCCACAGAAATTGCGGAGGCCATAAGTGTCTCCCGCAACGTCGTAGCCGGGAAGCTCCACAGACTGCGCGCCAATCACGCCATCGGCTACAAAAGCCTCCAGAGGCGCGTTTCTGCGATGAAGGCCAACGCTACGAAGATGGACAGAAAGATCGTCCGTGTAGGGGAAGCTCGCCTCAAAGAAATGGAGTTGAAACAGGTTGAGAGCGTTGCCGCAAACATTCGGCCATTGGTGACGGAGACGGCACAGAAGCCGACAGGTCAGCCTGTGAAGTTTATGAAGCTTGGCCCGTTGTCTTGCCGGTATGTTGTGAGCGGTGTCGCAGCAAAAGACTTTCTGTTCTGCAATGCTGTCAAAAAGACGGGAAGCTCGTATTGTCCTGAACACCATGCCAGATGCTGCGTTCCAAACTACACCATGAAGCAAAAGGAAAAACTCAATGATGCTGCAACTCAACCCCCCGCTGCCCGTAGTAACCCCCAACGGCAAAGCTTTGGCACAGGTGCTAATTGATTACGGGCCAGATTATGATCTGATATGGGTGTGCTTTGAAGCAAACGGCGAATGCTGGTGCTGGAAAAACCAAGACATCCGTGCCGATACGAACGTGACATTTGGGAGAGTGCCAAATGGATGATGAGATTGTATCGACTGGTTGGCACTGGTCCTATGGGTGGTTGCGTAGGCCAGAAGAAGATCAGCCATATGGATTTTGCTATGAAGACGGCGATGGTGATCTGATCTATACGCCTGTGCCGCCGCATAGGCAGAAGGTCTATCTGGCTTGTCGAGTGGATTCAAAAACCGGTGAAAAATATGTTTGTTTGCACCCTGCGCCAAAAAGTCTTGACGCCACCGTCTTTTGTGCGACACTGAAAACGCCAAAGAATGGTCTTTGAGCAGGAAGCTCGGCACTTCTAGCTCAGTCTCTGTTGATTGGTCTCTAAACGCGAACTTGCCCCAGCCCGTTCAGTCAGGCTGGGGTCTTTCGTTATGCAGCCGGTAGAATTACCAACTCACCAGCAGCGACAAGCACCATGATGTTTTGATAATCAGAATTTGCTGGATCAATGGGGACAAAACTTGCCACACCATCAATATCGCAGCTAATGCTGATATCCTCCCCAAATGGGCCGCGCACATATTGAGCGTTAGTGTACTGAGGCATCATCATGGTCAGGTAAACTCCGAGTTCGCAACAATCTGGAAGAAGTAAGAGTTGTTTGGAGTTAGGACAGCCGATTCTACAGCAACAGCATTGTCCAAAGCGTTTCCAACAGATGCTACCGCATTTGTAGTGTCATCTGAATTATACCAACTATTAGTGCCGCCTGTAATGGGGTTATACAGCGTTACAGTTGGCGTAGTTCGCATTAGAACGGGGAATTGTACAACCGCGGCGGCATAAGCAGAACCAGCCGTTCCAGAATATGCTCTTGCCCGATAGGTTGTCACGGATGGGGCCGCGCCAGCATATTGGTTCTGATTGTAGGTCTTATAATAGTACCTTTGACATTCAGCTAACTGATCGCTGTAAATTTGATTTTGATAAGGAGTTGCTGAAATACCAACTTCAAGTTGTACCCCTGTTACGCGCCAAACACTGGCGCTTGTAAAAATAGAATTGGCACCAGTTGCTGACAAACGAGAGGCAGCGACCCAAGCTCCCGGTGTGCCGGAAATAGTTGCTCCGGTCCCAACAGAAAAATAAACGAACATGCCTTTATTATTGTCTATAGACCAAGTTCCGGTTGTTGGGCCGGGAATTGTCAGTTGTATGTATTGCCAACCACCTACTGTATAGTACGAAAATGGATAGTAATAATTTTCCGCTCCATTTGAAATACAGCCTCCCCAAGTTCCTGCATCTTGTGCGCTAACCCAAAAGGAAAGCGTGACACTTTGAGCGCCGGGATATCCCCAGCCAAGATCAGCCATATTCAACCCTTCGATTATCTGACCTACGCCGTAAGTATCAGTAGCGCCGGGTGTAAAACTGGATGTAGGCACAACATAAAGGTATGAAGGAAACCCAATCGTAGATGAACCGGAGGTGCTACTTGTCACCTTCTGAACAGTCATTTTTCCAGACGTAGAGGCATAAGAATACCAACGATCAACTGTGTATATTCTTCCTGCACCTGTTACAGGAGTCGTTCCAGCGCCACGCTGGTCAACAAGCATATTGCCGTTGATGAGCTTATTAACATTTTGGTAGGTTGATGAGACGACTGGCGCGCTAACGGAGTAAACTCTGCCCTGATTTGTGTAGATATGGTTAGAAGTGCCCTTCTCTACCACAACACTAGTGGGGGAAAAGGGGGTATCGGTGGTGAAAGTAGTTGTATAGGGGCCACCAGACCCATCAGTAGCTGAATTTTTTACAATCCATTGGCCGCCAACATTGGCAGGAATGATATATGTGAGATTGGCATTCTGAACGCCCGCAATTTCTATGACTAGCGGAATATAGCTGTACGGGTCATCTTTGCCAGATGTGAGTGTGTGGGAGCCGCCTGCGGTGGCCGAGAACAGAACGTAACCGCCAAAAGCATCATCAATGTAGTCCCAGTCATAGTTGACGGGAGTATCCCATGTGCCGGGGAGATCGCCGCGAGCGGGCTTGTTGAGGTTCTTGTTGGGGGTAAAGGTGGAACTCATGGATCAACCCTCAAAATTCTGGTTAGCGATCTCAAGTGCGCGAGCAATGTGGGTGTCATCGGCGTTGAGAAGCGGCTTTGTGGCATTGTTCACCAATTTCTTGGCACGTTCAACTGATACCACAAGTTTGTCAGAAATTCTGCCACCAGATGCACGGGCAGTTCTGTCCCTATTGATTGTCAAAGGCGGGAGCATGGTGGGCTCCTGATAGCCAGAGACGCCTACAGGATCGAAAGCTTCTACGTTCCTGACCAACGAGCCGGTCTCAGGGGCTTTGTCAAACACCCGCAGAGGCTTAGGGGCTTTGATGGCTGTCTTAGGTGCGCCAGCCGATTCGGCACGACGCGCCAGAAAGTTGGCAACAGGAGCGCCCACCACTTCAGCCGCTTTGCCCGCTGCGATACCCTGAACTGCGCCCGGCACATTGCCAAGAGCAAATCCGATAAGCCCGCTTGTGGTAGTTTTCGTAAGCTGCTTAAGCGCCCTCACCAGCATGGATGTTTTTTCCTGCTGAGAGATAGGCTTGGCTTCAATGATTTTGGCAGCTTCAGACATCCGACGCAGGGCGGCAAGTTCGCCGGGTTGGTCAAATATCTTACTAGCAAGCCCATTGGGGCCGCTGTGGTCCTTCAAGAAGTTGTCGATGGATTTGGTAAATTCCTTCGTGTCGGCTGGGTTCTTGAGAACGGTATTTCGCATTTCGTTTTTGACAGTAGCAAGAGCATTTGGATTTTGCTTTAGAGCGCGAGCCATACGGTCATAAAGTTCGGAACCGTAGCCCTTATTCAGTAGACCAGTCGTAAGAATGCCCTGCGCGGTCTCTGCGGCAGTTCCAGAGAGGTTGGTGGGCATCTTGTTGATCTGGGAATCTAGCATAGCGTTCAGTGACTTTTTGAACGTACCAGCACTCGGGCCTGATTTGTCATAGAAGGTAGACCGATAATCCTTCCAAAGAGCATCGGCCTTACGAAGGTCTGTCAGAGCCTGCGAACTTCCCGTGAAAAGATTGTTGGCAACGGCATCGTTCAATGCGGTGTCAAATCCAGTCTTGATCCTGAGAACGGCAGTTCGATCAGCGCCACTGGCTTCACGCTCAAATTGATTGAGCGCCTTACGGACGGCGTTCATGTTTGCAAAGTTGAACTGAGCCACACCTGTTGCCGGGTCTTTGATCAGGAAGTTACCCGCACCAATCCCTTCATCAACAAGCTTAAAGGCTTGGGCAGCTTTGTTCAGCCCGCTTGCGAGAAGGTCTGGTTGCGTTGTTGGGAAATCGCCTGTCCCGGTTCCAAAAAGCTGCTTTTGAATTGCTTTTGGGAACAATTCTTGTGCTTCTGGTTTGAATATCTCTGGATATTGATTAAGCTTTTCATAGGCTTTTGAGCCAACATCATGCGCCTGCGTTTCAGCGCCATGAACAAGCCGCGCCACTTCACCCGGCGCGGGTTGCGCCCCAGCCAATGTTTCGGCTCTCTTGGCGACCGTCTCAGCGCCCTCTCTGGCAGCTTGCTCGCCAATATCAGCAGCGGCTTCCGGGGGTTTTTTCCCCGTTGTCAAGCTTGCGGTCGGTGTAATGCCTTCTTTGGTCAGAAGTGCTTCGCGGGCAACCTCTGGGGATATGCCCTTCTTTTCAAAAGCGCCAACAAGCTCTGTCTTGAAGGACGCAATGTCTGCATCCGTCATCTTGCCCTTAAAGGCAGTGTTGATAGCCTGTTCTGCTTCCGCAGTCAGCTTGCCGCTGGCATCTTGAACCGCAGGCAGTTTCGTGAAGTAGTTGCCCAACGCGCCAATAACAGGGGCGGCAGCGCCGCCAATGCCAGCACCAATGGCAGCATCCTTCAGGGCTTCGCGCGGATCGGCAGTTGCCAACAAGCCGCTGACACCAGATGCAGTACTGCCAACCGTGGCACCTTCAGCAATCTTGCCAGCAGTTGCGCCAAAGCGAGCCGCAGTAGCTGCTTCAGCCGCTTTGCCAAGAGTGCCGATTGGGCCAAGAGGAACAGCTAGACCGGCAACCGCGCCAAAACCAGTTCCCGCCATAGAAGCTTTGGGGTTTTGGCGAGAGCGCGCTTCATCAAGAGCCTTTTCTTCCTCCCATGCTTGGCTGAGTGGCTTGTTTTCAGCAAAAGACGAATAGACTGCGGAAGCCGCTCTTGGCGCGTAAAAGAGTGCCGTATTACCGGCATTCTTTGCGAAGGTCTTCACTTCATCGGGAATGACCCCACGGTTCTTGGCAATGAGAGCTTCGTCTTCCGCATAGGTCTGCTGGCCGGGGACAATGGCTATGGGCTTGGGTGCGTCCCATTTAACATCTTCATCCCAAGAGATGCTTTCATCGGCCATTACTGATACTCCCGTGTGCCATCAGAGTATTCAATGATGCGCTTGCCAGCATTGGGTCCAGAGTTGACTGTGCCGCTGCGAACAACAGACCTTCCCTCTGGCTGCCCCTCCGTTTTTCCAGAGCCTTTGGTAAGCGGCGTGTAATCTTCGCCATATTTTTTGCGAAGATGGCTGGCAACTTCTGGCATGGTCGGGTCTTTTGTTGGGACGGGCAAGCTGCTGTATGCCTTAGCGACATACCTGTTGTACTTTTCCTGTCCCTTCGCGCCTTTGTCGTCTGCCGCATTGTCAAACACAAGCGGGTGCTTGGCAGGGTCCGTGCGGTACATATGGTTGTTAAGATAATCGGTGTCGCTTTCAAGATTGTACGTTGCGTCACCTTTGATTTTACCAAGCAGCAAGTGCAGCCCGGTTGGGGTCAAGCGAGACGGGTCTGGTGCAATTTTGCCCTCAAGCGCAGAGGTAACGCCGGGCGCACGTTGTCCACCAATCTCCTTAATGGAATCAGCAACGCGCGAAGCCGCCAGCTTGACCGCAAGCTCAAACTCGCCAGCCGGGTCTTTGCCAGCCATAGGCAGTTCTTTGCCGGTCCAGTACTGGTAGATGCTCTTCAGCTTGTTCACAGACTCAGACGAGACGCCACTTGCCAATCCTTCCGACTGAAGGAATGCAAGAGTATCGACATCGTTCATGGCCTGCCGGTACTTGGCTATGCGGGGGCTGATTGTATCGGCATGTTTGTTGGACCGCTCGACCAAAGCCTCTTTAATTTTCAAGTTGCTGGCAACGTCCTGCTTTGTAGCATTTGACAGCAAAGAGTTAAGCTTATCTTCATATGATTTAATATCCGCCTGAAGTGCTGTCACTTTGCCAACATTGCTCGCGCCCATGCCAGACCAAGTTTTTTGTTGCGCCTTAAGTCTTTGAATTTCTTGCCAAATTGGCATTGGGTCTTGAGAAACGCCAGCTTCTTTCCAATTCCAAAAAGCATTGGCATCAAGCTGCGCTGGATTCATGTCTGTCTTTGGCATGTCTTTGGGGGGCTTTGGATATATCTCCGCCGCAGCCTGTGCCATCGGGCTGGCTTCTTCTTCTACCTTCTTGTCAGCAACCTTATCGCCCTTAACAGGAGGGGGAAGAGAAGTGTCCGACTTAGCGCCAGTCTTTTCTGGTGCAGAAACTTTGCTCTCTACCACGCCATAAGCGGCAGGATCAGCACCGATTGCGCGAAGCTGTCTTGCAAGCGAATTTTGAATCTGTTCTGGCGCGTAGTAATTGCCGCTATATTTATCCCTCTTAGCCGGAAGATTGGTTTTGGGATCAACAGCATCCTCAAAGCGATCTTTGAAGACGTTGAAAGCGTTCTTGATGTCTTCCTGCTGCCCCTTACGAAGCTCCATATAGCCCGACGTGCCAGAGACAAGCCCGCTACCAATAGCGCCTGCCAAGCTCCTATTCGGAGAAGTCAGCATACCGCCCAAGAAGCCCAAAGCCGGAACCCAGAAGTTCTCAGACGTTGGCATACCAGAAGGAGCATATTCCCTGACAACATCACCGATGCTGGCATTCTTGGGTGCGTTGCCAGCATACTGGGGAGGGGCAGTTTGCGTTTTTGCCGGGGGCTTAACGCCCGCACCCATAGCCAAGTAGTCGGAAAGACGGGTCTTGTTCTCATCAGCCGGGTCGTACTTGCCGCCAGAAGTAATGAACTTCTCCAGCCCGCCCTTACCGCCAAGATGCGCGACGTTGAGCATTCCCTGTTCCGTGACAGGAATGCCATTGATTGTCGTTCCAATGGCTTTGTCCAAGCCCTTATTGGCAATGTGCTGAGAAATATCGCCAAAGTGCCACTTCTCAGTCGCCTTCTGAAGTTCTTCGCTATCCATGAACTGTTCCGGGGTCGTGCCTTTCGGCAATACACCAGCGTTCATCGCATCTTGCAGGCGAGCCTGACCAAACTGGCCCCGGCCAAAGTGGCCCTTCATGCCACCATGCCCAACAGCGTCGTTCTTCTCGCGGAAATCTCCACCACTCTCGCGGGACATGAGGGAGGAGTCCATCGTCATTTCGCGAACGGGCCGGTCAGGTGCTAGAGCAACCAGTCGGGGATCAACACCCGTTGGCGCGATCTCTTCCGCCGCCGCCGCTACATCTTCTGGATTGAACTTTTCACCGACAACATTGCTGTAATCGTTGGTCTCATCTGGTTTGGCATGATGCTCGCGATAAGCAAGACCACCATCGGCAAAGTTCTTGGACCACTTAATCCCACCCCTGTACTGAGCAGGACTATTAGGCGTGGCCCCGCGAGCGGCATCGACATCAAGCCTGCCGCCGCCCAAGTTAGTGCCAAGCCCAACGCCGTATTCGGCAAACGGGCCAGAACGCATGGTCTGCCCACGAAACTCTGTTCCATCATCCGTTCTATAGCGGATAGGTGCTGTATTTGCGGCCTTTGAACCAGCAGAAAGCAGCGCGTTGAGGCGATCTATATCGAGACCACCAGATACCGCCCCAGACTCGCCGCCCTCTGCATAGCCATCGCGATAGGCAGCGCCACCATCCTTAAGGAAAAACTTGCCAATGCTGATAGCGGTCCCAAGTGCCTGACCAAGACCACCACCCCCGCCTCCGCCACCGGAGATTTTGGGGTTCATGGCATCCTGTTCACCTTTGAGTTGATTGACGGATTGCTCGCCCTCATCAACGGTGGTGTCCATAATGTCAGTGCCGGGAACCTCTGGATCATAGCCGGGGGTGACAAAACCTTTTACTGCATAGCCGTTGCGCCTGCCGCCCGCTACACCGCCACGATTGCCAAACCACGAGCCAAGATCGCCAAAGTCAGCGCCGCCCAAGTCTTCACCAAGATTGGCAACTTGATCGCCGCCCATATCGGGAACGCCACCAAAATCAGCAGTTGATCTGCCAAGATCGGGCGTTGAGTTGCTTGTGTTAAAGGCCAAACCTTTGCCGGGGTCTTTGATTTCGGGGCCAAAGTTGAGGTTTCCACCCATATCAGGAACGTCACCCAAATCCGTCTTTTGGATATTGGGGCCGGAATAGACATTCTTGGGGACAGCTAACCCGGCAGGGCGTTCAATCGGAACTGCCTGCCCGACCGATGGCGCATTAACGCTGATATTCCCCTTAGAATCGGCCAGAACGCCGCTTTTCCCGTCAGCAGGCGCAGTCGGGCCTTTGCCATCTTCAGGCTTCTTGTCAAACCAGCTTTTGATCTCCTGACCAGCTTTCTTCGTCTTAACAAGACCTTCGCCAAAGTTGGCAGCCTGCGTCAGCGGATCTGGGCCTTTTGCCTCTTGGGCAATTGGCTTGACCTGAAGAGGAGTTATTTTGGCAGCCTGACTTGGAATGCCAAGACCAACACCGGGCTTCTGGCCCTGCCCATAGGGGGAGCCCTGCCCCATGAACATCGCTTGATTCGTAGCAAGAATGTCATCCATAGATGGGACGCCGCCTTCAGAATAGCCGCCACGAGCATATTCGCCGGGATCGTAGACAGCGCCGCCCATAGAGTTGACATCTAACCCACCACCATAAGCACGGGCCGGGCGTTCATTGACCTTAAAGCCGCCACGATTGGAGAAGAAGCCGCCAGACTTATCCTGCGTCGTCGTGTTGCCAGACAACGCGCCAGTACCAGTAGCAATGTTGGCAAGAAACTGAGCAACCTGAAAGGGATAGCCCTGTTCCTGCAAGTGTTGCTGATAGAGCGCCGCATTTTTGGCCTGTGCCGTCTGCTGCTGCAAAGTGCCAGCCGCAATCCGCGCTTGCGCGCCCTGAAGACCTGCTGTTTGTGCCGCAGTTCCAAGACCCGCCAAGCGCGACGAAACATCTGCGCCCATGCCATAATTTTGCTGCCCAAGAGCGGCAAGTTGCTGGCCCATCTGAGATTGAGCGGTACGATTCGTCTGTGCAACACCAAGACCGGTTTGTAAAGCTTGCTCATAATTGCGCTGGTAAAGAGGTGAAATAACTTGTGCTTCTGCCAAACTTTGTTGGCCTGCCAATGTGGCTCGCTCAAGCCCAGATCGTGAATTATTGAAAGCACCTGTTTTTGCCATTTGTGCTTGTTGTTGAGAGCGTTGCTGCCCAAACTGCTGTTGCATGGCAGCTTGCGTAGCATTCACAACATTTTTCGTGAACGGATTCATATATGCTTCAGTATTTATATTTTGAGGATTAATTGCCTGACCACCGGCTGTTGTGGCGGCAGTAGCTTGGTTCAGAAATGGCTGTGCGCTTTGTTGAGCCCCATACAACTGTTCTGTTGCATTGCTATAATACGGCTGTGCTTGATTTGCGGCAGCATTTATGCCGCCAATACCCGCCGTTTGCTGTGCATTTATAGGGGCAACAAACTCGCCGCCATATCGCTGAAACGGCGTTTTAGCGACCTCTTCAGCCCGCGCGTTGACAGCATTGTAGCGCGCCAAGACCTCTGGAGGAATCTGTGTGGACTGAACCGTGGTGCCGCCTTTGCCGCCGCCGCCGCCAAAATACTCGGTGTGAAACCCCTGCGGAGGCTGCCTAAAGACGAAGACGCCACTCATGCCATCTACTCCGCTGCTTCTCGCACAGACCCTGTACGAGCATTATAGAGGAAGAACGCGCCAGTTGGCTTGCCAAATTGACGCTCATACAACCTAACCTTAGCCTCAGTGCGGTCGTTGGACAGAACCCCGATCAACAACGGTACATCCAACATTTCAGCCGCCCTTTTGGCAAATTCACATAGCCTTCGCGCTCTCCCACCCTTAGCAACGCGAAACTGCGGAAGAATGAAAATCCCCTTTTCTTCCAGCACCTTATCGTCAGAGTACCACATATCTGTCAACCTGAGTAGCACTGCGCCTTCAATTTTTCCCGGCTCCCCAATCGCCCCGACAATGCCATTGTCAAGATTAACTGCGGACCAGATTTGCTCTAAGAGCTTGTTTACATTGGGATTTATGAACCCATTCTCTGAACAGGCACTCATTGCCACATCCATAAGCTCATGGATGTCTTCCGGCTGCGCTACCCTGATACCAAGATCGTCAAGCATGGACTTCCCCTTTTCTAGTCCGTGATCAATTCTTTTTGGGTCCGGGGAGCTTTTTCAGGGTGTCTATGAGCTTCTTCCTCATTGTTGTCACAAAGGAATCTAGCTCCGTATGCCCCAAATTTATGTCCCCATCCCCAATAGCCGTGACAACTTCTGGAGGAATAACATATTCCCCGCCAGCGGCAACAATCGGCACCTGATTTTCACCCCCCCTGCCACCGCGAGCCCGTGCCTGCGGGGAATTGCCAAACTCCCTTAACGCAGCGTCCAAGACCCTGAACCCTGCCATAGTGTTGCCTTCACCCATAGAAGACACAATGTCAGCCGGAATCACATACGAGCCAGAAGGAACGTGCATTGGCAGATGATCGGTCCTGCCTGCCACGGGGCTATGGATTGGCCCAACATGCGACTGAGGCTGCGGAGAATCCCCCATGGGAGCCTGCCCACCAGCCGCCCTCTTGGCGCGTGATACCTTTCGAGCCGTGTCCAAAGCTATCGCCACAGCCTGCTTCTGTGGACGTCCGCTATGCACCAATTCGCTGACATTGGCGCTGATTGTCTTCTGTGAGGAACCCTTCTTCAGTGGCATGGCGTCCTCATGTGTTCGGGGTATAGCCGACGCAGAAATTCATTCCTGCTTCAGTTTTTAGAACAAGCCCATTGCTATATGGAAGCTCAACTGTCTGGTAAGGCGTAAAGGATGCCGAATTTGATGGTAGCGATGCGTAGATGAGGTTTGTCGCAGATATATCGCCAACTGTCGCTGCATCATAAACGAACACTTGAGCCGATCCCGTGTGAACCGGGATGGATACACTGAACAGCCTACCGGAACCTGATACCACAAACGCAGTGGTAGAATCTGCTACTGTCGTGCTGATATTTGATGGAAAGCTGCCAGCTATAGACTTGTTTAATGCTGTAACAAGAAGAGCTAAGTTGCTGCAAATACATGGCAAATCAGCCTCAATCGTCTTGAGAATTTGACCAAGCCCATTGATAGCCACAACGCCATTCTTCTGGACTGTAAGAATATCAGAGAGGCTGGCGCTCATAAGAATTTCCCATCCTGTTGAACACGGTAGCGAATGTTTCCAAGCCGCCACCATGCGTTGATGTCGGTAGCTGTGTCGCTAATTTCTATGGAAACAAGACGCCCCCTGAAGCGTGGAGTCAGGTATGTTGTGCCGTTTGTCATCGTGTATGGGCCATAGGTCTGTTCATTGGGGTCATTGGGGTAGCTGGCAACATGAAATGTTATGTTCACGTTAGCATTTTGGAAAGCACTACCATAATAACCCCACTTCATGTCAGGCCATATCTGGTCAACAAACATCAAAACATCCGCTTCGCTTAAGGCAAAATATCCAGTCCTGAACGAAGACTGCATCACTGCCCCATCGGCATTAGGCGATGTCTCATGCTGAAACAGGTATTGGTTCAGACCGGCCCCAATAGGTGGCCCAAGCACGGATTCATTAGTCCAAGCAGAACGCGCCACATAAGGGTTTGCAGCCGAATTAGACCCATAGTCCCACTGATCAAGAACGAAGTTGTACTTTACATAGGCGTAATTTTCGCCGCCATTGCTAACAGTTGGGTAATACCATGTAATTTCTCCAAACCGGGAGTTGGGCGCAACCCTAATCCTGTCAAGATTGTTGAGGTCCAAATCTTGAAAAACAACATCCCAAACGGGGCAACGGATTGGCTCGACACCATTACCAGACAGGCGATAAAATTGGCTTGATCCCATCCAATAAACGACGCCATTGACAGACGTTGCGGCTTTCCTGCCAATCAAGCCGCAGCCGGTGCCAACTTCGTTGAATTGGTAGACATAGGGAAGCCCGACATATTGCATAGCCCAGCAACCAAGATCGGTCCAAATCAGGCCCTGCTGTGGACCCTGAATGCACTGGACAATCCGTGAGCCTTTGGGAAGATGATAGGAACCAGCCTGATTGGTGATCGTAGGAATCCAAGAATTGTAATCCTCAACATCGCACCAGCGGATTAATAGCGGGTCTTTGATGCCATTGTCCGTGCTGCCCCATGCAATGATTTGCCGTTGTGGCATGGCAAGAAACATGCCTTCGTTAACGGTTGGGGCCTCCGGTATTACGGTCGCAAGATCGTTGCCAGCAGTGGGAGACCATTGATATATGGCCCCCTCCAATGGGCAAGACAGAA